TGCGGCTGCCAGATCGTGTACGGGTTTGGAAGTCGACGGAGAGAACAGCGCGGGCCTAGAAGGCCCCGTAATGCTCCCCTGAGAGCCCCGTAGACGGACGAACGGTGCGGATCGATAGACAGCACCGGTGACAAGCGAAGACGGCCGCAGAGCCGTCGCCGGCTGACGCCCGCGTAGGAAGATATTCGTGTGAAGTGCGTCACATTCTACGGTGTGAAACTCGAATACTCACCTACATAACCTATGGAGGGGTAAGGGAGCGAGCTCCAGCGAGCGACCGCACCCCGACATAGGTTCTTGTCGGGGTAGTCGAACGGAGAGAGACTACCCCCTTTTAGCGACCTCCGGTCGCCCAGGTAGGTACCGAACGGCGAGTGAGGTACCAGACCGAGGGCGGCCCTTATGGGGGCCGCTCCGAGGTCAGTGGTTGGTTCGGGTAGGTACGTTACGTAAGCATTACTCACCAACAGAACCAGTGGTTACGTAACCGGGTACGTTACGTACGACTAGATACGTAACAGAACCACTAACCCGTGGCCGCCCCGAAGGCGGCCCGCAGCGGGTTACGTTTGTCAGGTATGTCACTAGGGAGGGAAACATGACCGCATCGGTCAGCATCCGAGTAGGAGAGATCTTCGAGGACGAAGATGGTCTGTGGAAGGCTCGCCTCATCGTCGGGGACCGTCCAGGGGGGACCATCACTTTACCAGAGCACCTGGTCCGGTCGGCGATGGAGAACGCTGCTGAGTGAGCTGGGAGTCATCTGACCGCCGTGAGCGGCTGCCGGCCGACTGGCCTCGCATCCGCCGCGAGGTTCTGCGGGCGGCTGGTCACCGCTGCCAGATCCGCTACGCGGACATCTGCACAGGGATGGCCACCGAGGTTGACCACGTCCGCTACCGCGACGAGGAGTCACCTCTCCAGGCGTCGTGCAGACCGTGCCATGCGCGGAAGAGCGCGATGGAAGGCGTCGCTCAGCGTGCGAAGCTGCGCGCGATGAAGAAGCGGCCACCGCCCCGCCACCCGGGGCGTAGAAGCAACTAGGAGGGGCATGAGTCGGATAGTGCTCAGGTCTTACGTCAAGATCACTGAGATCTCCACCGGATGCAAGTTCGATGACTGGGAATGGGTCTACCGGCCCTGGATGCCTCTGTGGTTCCAGAAACGGCTTATCGTCCGGCCGCTGTGGAAGCGGCACAAACGCAACTGTATCCGCGCGGAGCACTGGCGCGCGATGGATTAAAGAGGGCCAGGCGTCCTCGTAGCCCAGGAGGCGTCATGCCGGGTCCGATCCCGAAGAGGTCCGACGAACGAGTTCGCCGGAACACGACGGAGTACGGAGAGGTCACTACTCTCCCCGTCTCCGGACCCGTGAAGTCCCCTCCGCTCGGTCTCACCGATCCTCACCCGATCGTCCGAGACCTCTACAACTCTCTAGCCGAGTCGGCACAAGCCGCGCTTTATCAGCCAAGTGACTGGTCCTATGCGAAGTTCACCCTCCACTTCGCCGACCAGCTCCTGAAATCCTCCAAGCCCTCGTCGCAGATGCTAGTAGCCGTCAATCAGATGCTGTCATCGCTTCTGGTCTCAGAAGGTGACAGGCGACGGGTTCGGATCGAGGTGGAGCGGACGAAGTCAGACGGCCCGGATGCGTCGGTGACGACGATGGGCGAGCTGTTCGAGCGCGCTCTCCGTAAGCCGAAGTCGAGCTAGAGCCGGCACCCCGGCGGGGTTGAGCGCTCCCCTTCCGGTGCTCCCCCGCTGGGGCTGCCACCAAGACCTGGGCGCACGTCCCAACCGGAACAGGCCCCCGCGACGGCGGTGGTCACCTGGGACCGGGAACCGTGCGGTGCGGGGCTACCCCGTGCCTGCCCCACCTAAGCGTGAGTCCATGAGGCTCGCTGCGCAGCGCCTATGGGTGGGGCTCCGACTTGCCAGGCAGGCGAGACCAGCCAGTAACCAAGAGCGGTCGCCCCTGGCCGGTATGAGCTCCACCGGTAAACGGGCTCACCTTTACACGTAACCTACGAGAGGCCGGTATGACCGTCACGATCACCGCCGACGTCCGCGACGTCACCGGTCAGCCCGACAACCAGCAATGGGTGTTCTCGACCGTGCTCCGCCAGCAGGACGGCTCGATCCTCACCCAGAAGCAGGTCCGGGTAAACCCGGTGGACGGCGCGCTGAGCGTAGAGCTGGAACCCGGCTTCGCGATCGTCGTCTACGGCGAGTACCGCTGGTTCATCGAGGTGCCCGAGACCGACGCCGAGCTGTGGCCGCTGATCGCCACCTCGGTCGCGGTCCCTCCGGACACCTCCGCTGAACTGCTCGCTGACGCTGTCAACGGCTACCTCGACGCGAACCCGCCGTCGGCGGACTGGGACGCGTTGTCGAACGTTCCGGCGGAGTTCCCGCCGTCTGCGCACGAGCACGTCGCCGCGGATGTCACCGACCTCGACTCGGCTATCGCCGCGTACCTGGCCTCGAACCCGCCCGAGGCAGGCTCGGTGTCCTGGGACGACATCGACGACAAGCCGTCGACGTTCACCCCGAGCTCGCACACCCACTCGATCGCCAACGTCACCGGGCTACAGACCGCTCTCGACGAGAAGCTGGACGAGGACGCGGTGGACGCCCGGGTGTCTCTCGGCACCGCCGCGCTGGTCGACTCGGCCCCGGCGACGCTGGACACGCTCAAAGAGCTGGCCGCAGCGCTGGGCGATGACCCGAACTTCGCTACCACGGTCGCCTCGCAGATCGGTGCGAAAGCCGACAAGGCCCGCACGATCACCGCGGGCACCGGCTTGACCGGTGGCGGCGACCTGACCGCCGACCGGACGCTGTCCGTCTCGTTCGGCACGTCGTCGACGACCGCGTGCGTCGGTAACGACTCCCGGCTGTCGAACACCCGCACCCCGACCGACGGATCGGTGACCAACGCCAAGGTCGCTTCCGGCGCGGGTATCGCGCTGTCGAAGCTGGCCACCGGCTACGTCGCCGGCTCGGACAACTCCGGTGCCCGGACGCTGACGATCTGGGTCGGGACCGAGGCGCAGTACAACGCGATCGGCACAAAAGACTCGAACACTATCTATCTCAGGACTGCATAGGAGGTCGCCGTGGCAGGTATGTCACTTGCCACGACGGCGTTCCAGAAAGCAGCTATCGGTTCGACCGAGATCCAGAAGATCAGCATCGGGACCACCGAGATCTGGTCCGCGGCTCCTCCGCCGACCGTCGGCTTCGACGCGGTGTCGTCGATGCAAGGCGGGCTGAACGACTTGTCGTACTCGTTCTCTGCCACAGCGGGGTCCCGGGTCTTCGTGGTCGCGCACCTGCTCGGTAACGAGACCGTGGCAGGCGTCACCTACGGCGGCAACGCTATGAGCCTGGTCCAAGGCATCGCGTTCAACAACACGTCCTCCGAAGGCTGGCTCAGGGTCTACACCCTCGCGAGCGCCCCGGGTGGGTCGCAGACCGTGGTCCTGGACAAAAACGGCTCGAACTGGTGCATGTCCTACGCGATCTCGTACGCGAACGTCGCGAGCCTCGGAACCCCGGCTACGGCGACCGGTAGCAGCACCAGCCCGTCGCACTCTGTGTCAGCCCCGCCGACCAACGGCCGCACCTTCCAGGTTACCGGCTGGAACAACGGAAACGCGACGTTCACGCCGTCCGGGGGCACCGGCCGCATCAACGGGGTGCAGATCGCGGGCGGCCTGTCAGGCCGAGACTCCAACGCCGCGGCTACCTACTCCGGGACGCTCTCGGGGTCCTGCCCTTGGGCGAGTATCGCGGTTCCGATGACCCCGGTCACCTGACGAAAGGGCCGGTATGACGACTGTTACCGCTACCGTCCACGACATCTCCGGACGCCCCGACGATTCGCACTGGACTTTCTCTAGCGACCTGCGCGAGCAGGACGGCGTGATCATCACGCCCCGCGTCGTGCGCGTGAAGCCGTTCAACGGAGAGCTCGCGCTGACTTTACCGCCCGGACCTGTCCGGGTGACGCACCACCAGGACCGCTGGTTGATCGACGTCCCAGAAGAGGACTCCGACCTGTGGGACCTGATCGAAGCCGCTACCGACTAAGGACTTCATGAACCGCCTTATCACCATGTTCGCCGCTGCTCTTGTGAAGGCGGTCTTCGACTACCTCCGGACTCACCCCGAGTTCTTGAACCAGGTCATCGACCGGGCTACCGAGAAGCTGCCCGACCTCGCTGACCTCGATGACAAGATCCTGGCGAAGATCCCGGACCTGTCCCGGCTGGACGACAAGATCATCGGGCTGTTCCCCGACTTGTCTCGGCTCCCCGAGCAGCTGATCAACGCCATCAACCCGTTCAAGCGCTGATGCCGAGGGTCGTCTACGGGCTGACCCACTCGTCCAACGGGTGGCCGATGCTCAACTCCGATGAGTGCGAGTGGGCGAAGATCCCCGGCACGATCGTCACGTTGCAGATCGCCAAGGGCTGGCCCCTAGCGATCCTGCGCGCGTTCGCTGCGGACTTCCACGCGTACGTCGAGCCGCTGCGCGACGCGGACTCCGCGTGCTGGACGCCGACCAACTCGGTCCCGTCGTCCAACCACCTGAGCGGCACCGCGATGGATCTGAACTGGAACACCCACCCGTTCCAGATCCCGGACGCCGGCTTCGACAGCGCCAAGCTGGCGCGCGTCCGCGAGCTCCTCGCTTTCTACGAGGGCATGGTGTTCTGGGGCAACGATTGGACGTCGCCGAAGGACGCGATGCATTTTCAGCTCGCCAGCCGCCGCAACGGCGGGCCCTTCGACACCTACGGCAACCCGGCGGTAGCCGACTTCATCGCGCGCAAGATCCGCGCGGACGGCTACTCGACTTTCCGGAGGGGTAACGCCCCGGTCTCGGCCGCCCCTATCCTGGCGGCCGCCACCGGCCTGAGCGAAGCTCGCGCGGCGGAGATCCTGCCCGCGGTTCGCTCGGGCCTCCGGGAATCCGAATGCACGAACGTCAACCGCATCGCGATGTGGCTGGCTCAGATCGGGCATGAGTCCGGGTCATTCCAGTACACCGAGGAGATCGCCAAGAACGGTCGGTACGCGCCGTACATCGGCCGGACGTGGATTCAGATCACCTGGGACTACAACTACCGGTCGTTCTCGCAGTGGGCGTACGCGTTCGGGATGGTTCCGACTCCGGACTACTTCGTCGTGAACTACCGCGAGCTCGCTGACCTGAAGTGGGCGGGCATCGGCCCTGCCTGGTACTGGACGGTCGCCCGCCCGGACATCAACGAGCTGTCCGATCGCCGCGACCTGAACACGGTCACCCGCCGGATCAACGGCGGCACCAACGGCCTCGCGGATCGACAAGCCCGCTACAACCGCGCGCTCGCCCAGGGCGATGCGCTGCGGCAACTACTTCACGAAGAGGACGACTTTTTGTCTGCTCTAACCGACGCTGAACAGCGTGAGTTGCTGGACCTGGCTCGCCAGCAGGCCAAGTACAAGCGCAAGTCCCGCTCGCCGCTGCACTGGCCGCACGAGGGCGAGGTCGATACGATCGCCGGCTTGTCCTGGTCGACGGACGCGAACGTCCATATCCAGCTGGTCGAGAAGCTCGCTGTGATCTACGGCGACCCGGTCTCGATCGCGCTGCTGTACGCGGTGTCGAACTCCGACGATCCGACGAACAACCCCGAGCTGGCGAAGCGCATCTTGAAGCGCGTCAAGCCCGAGGACATCACCGCTGCTCAGGTCCAGATCCAGAAGTGGCTGGCTGCCGAGCAGAAGTTCCATGCCGCTTAAGCTAGGCGACCGGAACCCTACGGTGCGCCGCTGGCGCGAGGTGATGGCGGCCCGGTTCGCCGGGTATGCGCGAGTCCACGGCCCGCTGCCCACGGACACCGACGAGTTCGGTCCGCGGGCTGAGGCGTGGCAGACCGAGTACGAGTCCCGGACGTTCCAGCCGCTCGACGGGATCGTCTCTGACGACGATCTGCGCGCGCTGGGGATTCCGGCTCCCGAGGACACCCGCCCGGTACTGCTCACCGTCTCCGGGACGGGAGTCCCCTGGTGGATAGGCCCGGACGCTGACGTCGCGAGACGTCTCGGGGATGTGTACCTGTGGCGTCCGGTAGGCCCGCCGTACACCGCGCAGGCGTTCCCGATGGGGCCGTCCGTGGCGAACGGGCTCACCGAGGCTACCCGCATCCTGGAGGAAGAGCGCCGGCGCATCGAGCGCTACGGGCTGTCGATGATCGGCTACTCGCAAGGCGCGATCGTCACCTCCGAGCTGTGGGAGTACCACATCAAGCCGGTGACCGGACGATTGCACTGGGTCAAAGACCACGTGCGCGGAGCCGTGACGTTCGGCAACCCGATGCGCGAGACCGGCAAGGTGTGGCCTGACCCGGGCGGTCAGATGCCCTCGGCGAAGTCGCACGGTATCGCTGACCAGCTGATGGTCGACACCCCGGACTGGTGGAGGAACTACGCCCACAAAGGCGACCTGTACACCGACTGCGAGGGCGACTCGGGCGAGATGAAGACCGCGATCTACAAGGTCGTGATGATGTCCCGGGTGTTCTCTGGTCCGGATTCGATCCTGCGCCAGCTCCTGGAGATCGGGGTTAACCCGACGTTCGAGCTGATCGCGCTGATCCGCGCGGTGCTGGACGCTGGTCTGTTCTTCATCCGCGGCACGACTCCGCACACGAACTACAACATCGACCCTGCGACGGACTTTCTGCGCTCTGTGACTTGATACGTAACGAGGAGGTGGAGTGGCGGTTCACTACCCGGAGTCGCTACTCCCCGCCCCGAAGGTCTGCGCGCACTGCGAGCAGCCTATGCCCGAAGGCAAGCGCCCACATGCGGTCTACTGCGATCGCAGGTGTAAGACCGCTGCCGCAGAGACCAGGCGGCCTCCGAGGGACAACCACGCTCGCTACCTCAAGGAGCGGGAGCGCCGACTGGCCTACTCCCGCGAGTACCAGAAGCGCAACCCGGATGTCCCTAAGCGAGCCAAGCGTAAGCGTAGAGCCCTTATCGCTGGACGGGAAACGTTCACCATCACTCAGCGCGACTGGCTCCGACTAGTTCGCCGCCACAACCATCGGTGCTTCTACTGCGAAGCGCCCGGCCCGATGTCTATGGACCACGTCGTCCCAATCTCTAGGGGCGGCAGGCATTCGATCGGGAACATCGTCCCGGCCTGCATCTCGTGCAACTCATCGAAGCGCGACCGGACGGTCGTGGAGTGGCGGCTCAGCAAGCGAGGTCACATTGCAAGAGTCGCCTGAGAAGAAGCTCCTACCAGCGCCCTCCCACATCCACGGCCCCACGTGGCGTCAATACGACGACGGGTCCTGGTACCTGCCAGAGAAAACCCTGGGCTGGGGAATTATCAGCTGGCTCTTTGAGTACGTAGGAGCCCCGGACGGTTCGGGACCCTTCATGCCCACTATGGAGCAGGCCCGTTTCCTGGCGTGGTGGTATGCGGTTGATGACCAGGGGAAGTACCTCTATCGAGAGGGGACCTTCCGCAGGATGAAGGGCCACGGCAAGGACCCGCTGGTGGCCGCTATGGCGCTCGCCGAACTCTGCGGACCAGTCGCCTTCTCGCACTTCGACGACAACGGTAACCCGGTCGGCAAGACCCGGCACGCGGCGTGGATCACGATCGCCGCGGTCTCCCAGGACCAGACGAAGAACACGTTCGCGCTGTTCCCGATCATGGTCTCGAAGAAGCTGAAGGCCGAGTACGGCTTGTCCGTCAACCGCTTCATCATCTATTCCGAGATCGGCGGGCGGCTCGAAGCCGCGACCGCGTCCCCCGCGTCGATGGAGGGTAACCGCCCGACGTTCGTCGTCCAGAACGAGACGCAGTGGTGGGGAGTAGGCCCCGGCGGCGAGGTCAACGACGGCCACCAGATGGCCGAGGTCATCGAAGGCAACATGACCAAGGTCGACGGTGCCCGCACCTTGTCGATCTGCAACGCTCACCGGCCCGGCGACGACACCGTCGCGGAGATGTCTTACCTGAACTGGCTGGACATCCTGGCGGGCGACGCTATCGACACCGGCGTCCTCTACGACGCCCTGGAAGCCCCGGCTGATACGCCGGTCTCCGAGATCCCGTTCCCGTCCGACGACCCCGAGGGGTACGAGGCCGGGGTCGCCCAGCTCATGAAGGGCCTGGAGATCGCCCGCGGCGACTCGATCTGGCTCCCGCTCGACGACATTCTGATGTCGGTCCTGACGGCGAAGAACGACGTCATCGAGTCCCGACGGAAGTTCCTCAACCAGGTCAACGCGACTGAGGAATCGTGGATCGCACCGTCTGAGTGGGATCGCAACCACGACATCAACCTGCCTCCGCTGAGGAAGGGCGAGCGGATCACGCTCGGGTTCGACGGCTCGCTGTCCAACGACCACACCGCGCTCACCGCGTGCCGGGTCGAGGACGGGGCGTTGTTCCTGGTGAAGGTCTGGGTGCCTGAGAAGTACGAGGGGCACAAGGTTCCGCGCCAGGACGTGGACGCGTACGTCCGGTCGATGTTCGAGAAGTACGACGTCGTCGGTATGCGCGCGGACGTCAAGGAGTTCGAGCAGTCGGTCGACGCCTGGGGTCAGGACTTCCGACGCAAGCTGAGGATCAACGCCTCCCCCGGTAACCCGGTCGCCTTCGACATGCGCGGCCAGCAAAAGCGATTCGCGCTGGACTGCGAGCGGTTCCGTGACGCTGTTCTGGCGGGCGAGGTCAAACACGACAACAACCCGGTGCTCAAAGCGCACATCACCAACGCGCACCAGCACCCGACGATATACGACGCAATCAGCATCAGGAAACCTGGCAAAGAATCCAAGCGCAAGATCGACGCCGCTGTGACGGCTGTCCTCGCTTGGGGCTCGCGCCAGGACTTCCTGCTCAGCAAGAGCAACACAGGAAAGGGGGCGGGTCTGCTGCGATGACGACTTACCACGAGCACGTCGAGCGACTGCAAGGGCTCCTCGCACGGGACCTGCCGAACCTGCTGGAAGCCGAGGCCTACCGCAACGGGACGCGCCGGCTGAAGACGATCGGGATCGGCGCTCCACCGGAGCTGGCTTACCTGGACGTCCAGCCAGGCTGGGTCGCTACCTACCTCCGCACTCTGTCCGATCGCTTGGACATCGAGGGGTTCCGTATCTCGGAGGATTCCGAGGGGCTCGAAGAGCTCTGGAACTGGTGGCAGGCGAACGACCTGGACGAGGAGTCGGTCCTCGGACACGACGACTCGCTGACGTTCGGCCGCGCGTACATCACGGTCAGCCACCCGGACGTCGAGTCCGGGGACCCCGCGGGTATCCCGCTGATCCGGGTCGAGTCTCCGCTGTATATGTACGCCGAGCTGGACCCGCGCAACACCCGCCGGGTCACCCGGGCTGTCCGTCTATACACGACGCGCGACGACGTCGCGGTCCCGGATCGAGCCACGCTGTACCTGCCTGACGAGACTGTCCCGCTCCGCCGCAACGGCGGGCTCAACGACCAGTGGGTCGTCGACGGGGACGTCATCAAGCACGGGCTCGGTGTGGTGCCGGTCGTACCGCTGACCAACGACCCGCGCCTCGGTAACCGATACGGCCGGTCGGAGATCTCTCCGGAGCTGCGCAAGGTCACCGACGCCGCGTCTCGCACGCTGATGAACCTGCAGTCGGCGTCCCAGATCCTGGGCACCCCGCTCCGTGTCATCTCCGGTGTCACCACCGACGAGTTGACCAACGACGGCGAGAACACGACGCTCGACATCTACTACGGGCGCATCCTGACGCTCGCTTCTGAGGCCGCCAAGATCTCCGAGTTCAAGGCTGCCGAGCTGCGGAACTTCGCCGAGGAGATGGAGGTATTCCGCAAAGAGGCCGCGTCTATCACCGGCTTGCCGCCTCAGTACCTGTCGTCCTCGTCGGAGAACCCCGCCTCGGCTGAGGCCATCATCGCTACCGACTCCCGGATCGTGAAGATGGCCGAGCGTAAAGGCCGGATCTTCGGCGGTGCCTGGGAGCGCGCGATGCGGATCGCGATGCAGATCATGGGCCGCGAGGTCACCGAGGAGTACACCCGGCTGGAGACAGTCTGGCGCGACCCGTCGACCCCGACGGTCGCCGCTAAGGCTGACGCTGTGTCGAAGCTGTACGCCAACGGCCAGGGTCCGATCCCGAAGGAGCAGGCTCGCATCGACCTCGGCTACACCGCTACTCAGCGCGAGCAGATGCGTGACTGGGACAAGCAGGAGACCGAGGACATGATCGACACCTTGTACTCCACGACGAAAGCCCAGGCTGACGCCACGCCGAAGCCGACGGTCACCGATACCAAGACGGAGACGCAGACGTCGCCTTCCGGATTTAACCGGACCAAGACCCGGTGAGCCCGGAGGAGTACGCCGCCGCGCAGCTCCTCATCTCCGCCGCAGTAGTCCGGCACGTCAGGAACGTGGCCGGGTTCTTCGCTCAGCCCGCGCTGACGATGTTCGACTGGTTGCGTCTGCTGGACCTGCTGTTCCCCGAGATCCAGCGCCGGCGCACCGAGGCATCGGTGCTCGCTCGCAGGTTCTACGACTCGCAGCGGGCTCAGCATCACCCGGATCTCCCTCGTAACGATCGGCCCCTGGAGGGGACGACGTTCGAGAAGTTCGTCGAGAACATGGACCCGGCTCGTGAGCGGATGCAGCAGGCGGACACCCGCGGGGACGCGCTGACGCACCTGACGCTCCGAGCCGTCCGCGAGGTGGAGAACGCAGGCCGTCAGCAGATCATCCACGCCGTCGAGAACGACCCGGAACCCCGCGTCTTGCGGGGCTGGGCTCGCGTCGCGACGGGCCGGGAGACCTGTGCCTGGTGCCTGATGCTGATCAGCCGCGGACCTACGTACGTCCGGGCCGAGACCGCTGGTCTCGACCTTGATACGGAACACGCTCTGGAGCTGTTCGAGAACAACGACCAGGAGACCTACTTCGCTGACATCAGCGGAGAGATCAAGCAGTGGCACACCGGGTGTGACTGCAAGGTGATCCCCGTCTTCCGGAACGAGGACTGGTTCGGCAAAGAAGCTGCCGATCGCGCCCTCGACCTCTGGGGAGACGCCACCAAGGAAGCCATCGACCTTGAGGACAAAGGCCTTGTCCACAAGAGCGGTAAGAAAAAGGGCCAGCCCTTTACTCGTAACGAGCTGGCTATCAACGCCCTTCGCCGTCGCCTGGAGCGCGGCGAGATCTCAGCACAGCAGTACGCAGCACTCGCTGCTTAGCCCGCCAACCCGACCGACCTGCCAGGAGCAGGAGTCACCCCACGCCCAGGAGGCACAGATGACCGAACCCACCGACACCCCCTCGACGCCCGAACCCGCAGCTCCCGCTGCCCCGGCTCCGGCGGCCCCCGCCCCCAAGAGCGAGGACCTGCCTGACTGGGCTCGCGATAAGCTCTCGAAGGCGAACACCGAGGCCGCGAACTACCGAGTTCAGCTCCGCACCGTGGAGACCGAGCGCGACAGTCTCGCGGAGAAGCTCGCAACTCTCGAAGCCCAGGCAGCCCAGGCGGCTACCTCCGCGTCCGAGAAGCAGCACGACTTCGACCGTCTGGTGACCGCGGTCCAGGCTCTCACCCCCGATCCCACGCCGCTGTTCACGTTCGCGAACACGCTGCAGGGCGATTCGGAGGAAGCGCTCAAGACGCACGCCGAGAGCCTCAAGACCCTGTTCGGCCTCAAGAACGGCCCCGTGGCCGCTGTCGACCGCTCGCAAGGCCTCGGCACAGAAGCCCCGAGCAACGACCCTGCGGTGGCCTTCACCGCGCTCATGCAAACCCAACTAGGCAAGTAAGGAGCCCCCTGTGGCAACCCTGAACGAGCTCGCCCCCAACACCGCGGGCAGCAACCACCAGGGCCGTCTGGCCCACGTCCCCTCCGACCTGCTCCCCAAAGAGGTCATCGGACCCATCTTCGACAAGGCTGAGGAGAGCTCGCTCGTCCTGCGCCTCGGCGAGCGTATCCCGATCTCGTACGGCGAGACGATCATCCCCACGACCGTTAAGAACCCCGAGGTGGGTCAGGTCGGCGTCGGCACGTCGAACGAGCAGCGAGAAGGTGGCCTGAAGCCGCTGTCCGGCACCGCGTGGGACACCCGCTCGGTCGCACCGATCAAGCTGGCGACCATCGTCACCGTGTCGGAAGAGTTCGCACGCATGAACCCGGCCGGCCTGTACACCCAGCTTCAGGGCAAGCTGGCTTACGCCATCGGTCGCGGTATCGACCTCGCTGTGTTCCACGGCAAGTCCCCGCTGACCGGCTCGGCGCTCCAGGGCATCGACACCGACAACGTGATCGCCAACACGACCAACGTTGACTACCTGCAGGAAGCTGGCGACCCGCTGCTGGACCGCCTGCTCGATGGCTACGACCTCGTGTCGGCCAACCCGAACGTGGAGTTCAACGGCTGGGCCGTCGACCCGCGCTTCCGTGCTCACCTGCTCCGCTCTCAGGCCTACCGCGACGCCAACGGCAACGTGGACCCGAGCCGCATCAACCTGGCCGCCATGACCGGCGACGTCCTGGGCCTTCCGGCTCAGTTCGGCCGCGCTGTCGGTGGCGACCTGGGCGCTGCGACCGACACCAAGACCCGCATCGTGGGCGGCGACTTCTCGCAGCTGAAGTTCGGCTTCGCTGACGAGATCCGCATCAAGATGTCGGACACGGCGACCCTGACGGACAACACGTCCCCCACCCCGCAGACCGTCTCGATGTGGCAGACCAACCAGATTGCCATCCTGATCGAGGTGACCTTCGGCTGGCTGCTCGGTGACAAGCAGGCGTTCGTCAAGTTCGTTGACGACGAAGAGCCGGGCGACGACTGATCCAACCTTGACACAGAACGGTAGGGGTTCCTTCGGGAGCCCCTACCCGACTGTCCCGACCACTACCTGGAGGTAGATATGACTGCTCCATTCAACGGGGCCGTGGTCCGGGGATGGCTGGGCTCGCTCAGCGACGCCGAGATCATCGCCAAGCTGGCTGACCTGGAAACAGAAGAGCCCGGTGAGGTCGAGGTTTCCTGGGACGATGTGGCTGACAAGCCGGAGGACTTCCCTCCGTCAGCTCATACCCACGCCTACGCCGACATCACCGATGTCCCCGAGGACTTCCCCCCGGCCGCACACACCCACGAGGCGGCCGACGTCACCGACCTCGGCGACTCCGCGCTGCTCAACGTGGGTACGGCCGCGGGCACGGTTGCCGCTGGTAACCACACCCACTCCAACTACGTGCCAACCACGCGCACGGTCAACACGAAGGCGCTCAGCGCCAACGTCGTGCTCAACGGGGCCGACGTGGCCCTCACCGGCTACGAGATCGGCACCGAGCCGGAGGCTGCTGTCGCGGCCGCTGACACCGTCAACGAGGCCATTGCGAAGCTGGAGAAGCGTATCGCGGATCTGGAGGCGTCAGCCTAATGGCATACGCCGAGCCCAGCGACGTGGTCGCGCGGCTCGGGCGGCCGCTGACCGATGACGAAGAGACCCAGGTCGAGACGTTCCTAGAGGACGCCGAGATCGAGATCCGCTCTCGTATCCCTGACCTGGACGACAAAGCCGAGGACGAGGACTACCTCAAGCGGGTTATCAAGGTCGAGGCCTCCGCGGTCACGCGCCTGATCCGTAACCCCGACGGCTACATCGGTGAGACCGATGGCAACTACTCGTACCAGCTCAACTGGCGGCTGAACACCGGGGCGATCGAGATCACCGACAAAGAGTGGGCTCAGCTCGGGCTCTCCAAGAACGTCGGCGTGCTCAACGTCCGTCCGAAGACTCCGCTGGAGCGCTCGGGTGAATACCCGGCGTTCGGCTCGGTCGAGTGGCAGGTGTTCCAGCAGAGCTCCCCGCTGTACTGGGGCTACTGATGAGCGGGCTACTGGACGACGGGGCTAACTACGAGCCCGTAACGGTGTACCCCGAGGTGACTCGGAAGGACCGGCTGGGCAACACCCTGGTCGGCCCTTCTGCCACCGGCGTCGAGACAGTCGCTCGCTTCCAGATCCAGAACCAGTCGGGCACGTCTGCCCGTCGGGCGGAGATGGACGACATCGGCGACGTGACCGAGCAGGTCTACACGATGCGGCTCCCCCGGTCGTTCACGACCGAGTTGAAGTCCGGGTCTGAGGTTGTGTGGCGCGGTGAGCGCTGGGGTGTGTACGGCGACCCTCGTCGTTACAACGGCTCTCGCCGCACCGCCCGCCTCGAATACGTGGTTCGGAGGTTCTGATGCCTTTGTACTACGGGCGATCCGGTCTGAACAAAGTCGTGTCGCACCTGCCCGGTGTGGTCCACGAGATGCGCTCCGAAGCTGACGAGGTCGCTGACCGGGCGAAGGCCAACCTGGCCGCCGCTCGTGCGAGCACGCAGTGGGAGAAGATCCACGGCCCGGACCATCTGACGAAGATCACGCGGACCAACGGTTCGGTGGATGCCTACGTCAACATGGAGGCCCCTAGCCCCGAGTCGATCGAGTACGGCCACTACCCGTCCGGTGTCTTCGACCCGGAGAAGTACGGCCGCGTCACGAAGGCTCCGCAGGGGCTGTACATCCTCACCGGTGCCGCCGGGTTCGGCGGCCAGACCGCTATCTCTACCGGCGCTAAGCGCGGGAAGAGGGGGTAACGCATGGCTGGCAAGCTTCCGATCGTCGGTGAGGTCGTGCTCCCGATTCTCCGCGGCCACGAGGACCTGTCCAATCCGATCAGCACTGTCCCGTCTCTGACGGGTGTGCATGTCGGGACGTGGGTCGAGGACATCGACTCCCGCACGTTCCCGCTGATCACCGTCCGTCGCGTAGGCGGTACCCGCAGCCCCGAGCACCCGACGCTGTTCACGCAGCCGGTGGTCGAGATGACCGCTTACTCAGCGGCTGACCTGCCCACTACCGAGCAGATGTACGAGGACGCCCTAGAGGTCTTGTACCGCGCTGCACGTCTTCAAACCAAAACGCCAGCCGGCTATCTGCACTCGGTGACCGAGACCTTGGGCGCGTCCCACGGCCCGTCACCGTTTGACCGCACCTGGCGCGTCTTCGGCCTGATCCGACTCGGCATCCGGCCCCCTAAGAACTAAGGAACCAAATGGCACTGAAAGATGATGCCGTCCTCATTGCCGCGCGGGGGTACGTGTACACCGCTGCGGTCGGCACGGCGGCACCTACCCCTTCTCAGCTCAAGCTGATCGACCTGGAGCACCCCGAGGCGTGGGACCGCACCGGCTGGGAGCTCGTCGGACACACCTCCGAGGATGATCTGCCCGAGTTCGGCTTCGACGGCGGGGACTCCGAGGTCCGCGGCTCGTGGCAGAAGAAGAAGCTGCGCGAGGTCGAGACGGAAGAGATCGCGGACTACGTGGTCATCAACCTGACCCAGTTCGACGAGTCGGCTCTGGAGCTGTACTTCGGCCCGAACCAGTCGGCTACCCCCGGCATCTTCGGCGTGAAGTCCGGCTCGGTCGTGAACGAGCGTGCGCTGCTGATCGTGATCGTCGACAACGACGTTCGCCTCGGCTTCCACGCCCGTAAGGCTTCGCTGAAGCGCGAGGACGCGATCTCGCTGGCGACCGACGAGTTCGGCGCTCTGCCGGTGCGCGCGACCTTCCTCGACTATCAGTCGTACAACCTGTACGAGTGGATCGAAGAGGACTGGTTCAACGCCGCTGACGCGCCGGTCGTGTACCTGCTCGATCTGGGCGGCGCTACCGGCGGTGACTACACCCTGTTGGTCGGCGGCAAGTCCACCGACGACATCGCCTACAACGCCAACGCTTCCGCGATCAAGACCGCGATCGGTGCTGTCGATGACGGTGTCGCCGAGTCTGCGTGGACGGTCACGGCCGACGGCTCGGACTTCGAGATCTCGGGTCCGCTGGCTGTTGCGCTGGGCGTTGACAGCACCACGGGCGGCTCCGGCGTAACCGTCGACGTCGCCTGATTCGAACTTGACACGTAACCCGTGTCAAACGGGGAGCCGCCTGCACACCTTGGCGGGCCTTGGGCGGCTCCCCACCTCCCGCTTTACCTAGCCCGCCGCCAATCGAAAGGCCTGCCACCTATGAGCACGATTCTCAACCTGGACAACATCCGAGAGGAAGCCGACCGCGAGTTCGGAGCCCCGGTACCGATCCAGATCGACAAAGACACCACTGTCTATCTCCGCAACGTGACGCGCCTCCGCAAGGACGTGCGCAAAGACGTGCTGAAGCAGCTGGACATCATCAAAGCGGTCAACGACAAGTCTTCCGATGACACCACCGAGGCAGACGTCGACAAGCTGACTAACGCTGTGTTCAAGATCCTCAGCCTGGCCGCGGGCCGGGACTCCAAGACGCTACTCGACGCTATCGACGAGGACGTCGCGGTCGCCACGAAGATCCTCAACCACTGGCTGGAGGAGACGCAAGTGGGGGAAGCCTCCAGCTCGGAGGACTGATCGACGACTACGGCGACGCCCTGTACGCGGACTTCCGGTCCCACTACCACATGAACCTCGCGGATCTGTTCGATCCCGCCTCCCGGCTCGGACCTATCCAGGTCCTGGCGCTTATCAAAGAGCTGCCCCGGGAGGGCAGGTTCTGGTCCGAGAAGCAGGGCGGGCCTCAGTTCCGCGGTTGGACCGATCAGACGTACACCACCGCGGCGCTGGTCAACGAAATCCGAGCTCTCAAGTTCATGTACCTGCTGGCGAACACGTCGAAGGACAAGCGCCGCAGGCTGACCCCTCCCGAACCGTTCCCGGTTCCGCAGGTCAAAGCCCACAAGGCGAAGAAGTACAAACCCGGCTCGTTCGGAGCCGTCGCGGCCATGCGTATGGCTGCTTCCCGCAATCGGAAGGCCCAGGCAACGGGCAGATAGTGAGGTAGCTCGTGGCTGCAGGGAAAGAGGTCGGCCGCCTAAGTATCAAGGTGACCCCTGACCTCGACGGGTTCTACCGAGAGCTGAAGCGGGCGATCGAATCCGCCGAGAAGATGAAGGTCCACATCCCGGTCGAGCCGGACATGGGGAACTTCCGCTCCGAGGTTGCGGCTAAGACCAAAGGTATGTCCGCCAAGGTCAAGGTCGATGCGGACGTCGATGTTGACAAGGGGTTCTTCCGCAGGATCTCCGAAGGCATCTCCAACATCCCGGGACCGTCGTTCGGGTCCGGTATCAACCCGGCGGGCTACGCGGCAATCTTCGCGGGTATCACCGTCCTGGCCGCCCCGCTGATCGGACTACTGACCTCTGCGCTGCTGACTCTTCCCGGATTGATTTCCGCGGTAGCCGTGCCGATCGGCGCACTGGCTCTCGGCATCGACGGCCTGAAGAAGGCTGCGGAGCGGCTGCAGGAGCCGTTCGAGGCTCTCAAAGCGTCTATGTCTGCGGCGGTCGAGCAGCAGTTCGGACCGGTCTTCGACCAGCTAGGGAAGGCGTTCCCGATGCTGGCGGCGAACCTGCCGAAGGTGACGCAGGGTATGGCGGACTTCGCCAAGTCGTTCACCGACACCATCACCTCTGAGGCCGGGATGGCCAAGATCGAGGGGATTATCTCGAACATCGGCGCGGCTATCTCACGTGCCGCTCCTGGCATCGGATCGTTCACCGACGGACTGCTCACTCTGGCTGAGAAGTTCACCTCGAAGCTGCCGAACGTCGCTGACTGGTTCAACCAGACGGGCGAGTCGTTCCGGAACTGGATCAACAAACTCAACGAGGACGGGACGCTCGACAAAGCGTTCGACGGCCTCGGGGCCTCCCTCAAGACGCTGCTCGAAGGCGTCGGGGGGATTCTCGAAAGCGGCCTGGACTTCTTCAAAGACCCGAAGAACATCGAGGACTTCAACGAGGGGCTGAAGTCGATCGGGGATTCCCTCCAGTCGATCGTCAACCTGTCGAACACCCTCAACGGTATGGGGGACCTGTTCAAGGGCCTCCTGCCGAACTTCGACGGGTCCGCTCTGACAGACGACCTGTTCGCTCCTTTCACCTCCGAGGACGCGGGCTGGCGAGACATGTTCGCCAAGCTCCAGATCGGCTGGGAAGGCGTCAAGATGAAGGCGTCCGAGGTGTGGACCTCGGTGCAGACATCCGCCGCTACCGCTATGGCGTCGGTAGCCGCTACGATCGCCACACTCCCGTCGACGCTGTCGAACGTCTGGAACTCGATCACCACGAGCGTCTCGGCGGTCTGGAGCCAGATCGTCGCAGGAGTTTCCGCCGGGGCACGACAGGTGCTCTCCGCTGTCGGAAACGCGTTCAGCTCTGTCGGCTCGGTCATCTCCAACGCATTCTCGGTAGCGGTCAACGCGGTACGGGACGCGTTCAACCAGATGGTCTCCGCGGCTGTCGAGGGGGCTTCCCGAGTCCTGGCGGAGATCCAGGCCCTGCCCGGGAAGATCGCTGCCGCCGCCGGTAACTTCGGCTCGGCCCTGGTGGCCGCGGGTAAAGCCCTAATGGACGGCCTGCTGTCCGGTATCAAGGCCGGCCTGGAGTCGGTGCTCTCGTTCGCATCCGGCATCGCCGCCAAGATCGCTGCGGTCAAGGGACCTCTGCCCAAGGACCGCAAAGAGCTGATCCCCGCAGGCGAGGCGCTGATGGAAGGCCTCGGCACCGGCCTGGAGAACGGGCTGGACCCGGTTCTCGACCGGGCCAAGCAGATGGCCAAGCAGATCTTCGAGGCGTTCAAGGAGACGTTCGGCACCGCTCCTGGAGCCGTTGCCTTCAACCTCGGGGGCGGTACAGCCGCTTTGCAGTCCAGCCTCGGTGATGTCCAGACCTCGCTGCAGTCGACCCTCGACACGTCGAAGGAGCTGAACAAGTCGTTCGCCGAACCGATCGCGGGGGCCGCGGACGGCTCCTCGCTGCTCAGCGGCGACATGAAGCAGCAGATCAAAGACGTCCAGGATCAGATGGCCCTGCTCGAACTGCAGAGGAAGCAGCTCAAGGTCCAGAAGAACGAGGCCGGATCCAAGGACGAGAAGGCCGCGATCCAGGCGCGGATCGACGCGCTGCAGGCTGACAAGGACAAGCTGGCCTACCAGAAGGACCAGCTCAAGATCCAGCAGAAGCAGACCGGCGAGCTAGGTGAGCAGAAGACGCTAGCCCAGTTCCTCGGCGAGCAGTTCGCCTCGACCTGGCAGCAGGGCACTGACGCCGTCGCCGGGTTCGCTCGGGCGAACCTCGACCAGGCGATGGGCGACCTCGGCATCGGCGGAGGCGCGATCACCAACGGTCTGAACGCTGGTCTCGACTGGGGAGTGCAGGCGCTCGGAAACGTCATGAACATCCAGGTCAACTCGGTTGACGACGCTATTGCGGTGAAGAACAACGAGGTCGCTAAGCAGGCCTTGACTTACACACGCCGCTAACTTGAAACGTAACGAGGAGTTACATGGCTTCCAGACTGCTGGACCCCGATACCCTCGTCGAACTCGAAGGTGTCAACGGTGAGTGGTTCGACCTCACCAACGGCACCGAGGGGATCTACCTCGCTACCGAGGTGACGGGTCTGCTCGACCCGCCGGTGAAGGCGACGTACGAGGAACCGGGGAACTTCCCCGGCGCTCGGTACCTGAACCACCGCGTCCTGCGACGCGACCTCGTGTTCGGCGTCGAGATCCTCAACGACGAGAACGACGAGACCTGGCTGCGCCGGGATTCGGCGTGGCGCAAAGCGTGGTCGTTCAAGCGCGACGCGAAGCTCCACATCACCACCGGAGAGTCCGGGCACCGCTACCTGAAGGTGCGGCTGTTCGAGTCCCCGACGACTGACATGGTCACCGACCCGCGCGGTCGGGAGGTGAACATCACGAAGATGGTCGTCGTCGCGGGCGACCCGTTCTGGTACGAGGACGATGTCGTCTACCCGATCGAGGTCCAAGAGGACACGACGTTCGACCCGAACCCGTTGCCGTGGCCGTGGCCGCAGCCGGAGCTTCCGGTCGAGGACATCGAGATCACGGTCCCGAACGCGAACCCGACGGATAACATCATCTGGCCGAAGTGGACGCTGCCCGGGTCGTCGGAGAAGCCTGCCGAACCTTACATCCCCGGTCTGCCGTGGCTCGGTGCTCCGAAGTCCCCGGCCACGCTGTGGACGGTCCCGGATTACAAGCTCGATCTCGACGAGGACGAGGACCCGTCGCTCGGCACCCGGCGTATCCGGATGCCCGGGCAGATCGGTGGTCTGCGCGTCGAGGAAGTCCAGCAGATCTACATCGACGGCCGCCCGACCGGCGGCACGTTCAAGATCGGGTACGGCGATGAGTGGACCGAGCCGATCGCGTACAACGCGACCCCGAACGAGGTCCGCGCTGCGCTGATCGCGCTGTCGGGTATCTCCGCCAACGACGTCGAGGTGTCTCTCGGTGGGGCGACGAACGAGGTCCAGACGGTTCGCCTCAAGGGCGGTGCTCTGGGCGGCACGTTCACGCTGTCGCTGGGCTCGGAGACCACGGTCGGTATCCCGTTCAACGCCTCCGACGCTGACCTTCAGGGCGCGTTGGTGGGGCTGGATTCGATCGGCTCCGCCGACGTCAGGGTGAAGTCGACGAAGATCAACGAGATCCAGCTGGTCGAGCTGGTCGGGGAACCGACCTCGGGCTCGTTCACGCTGACGCTCGACGGGCAGACCACGGCTCCGATCGCGTACAACGCGACGCCGGCTACGGTGGCGGCCCGGATCGCGGACCTGCCGAACATCGACGGTAACTACGTCAAGGTCGAGGGTCTGAACGAGTGGTTCCACTCGCCGTACCGCATCACGTTCGGCGAAGCCCAGAGTCAGGGCGTCATCACCGACATCATCTCGGGGATCATCGATTTCATCGGCGGCTTGTTCGGTGGTAACGCCTCGGGCAAAGGCGTCGGCGGTATCGACATCGACGAGATGACCGGGGATGTCGGCACGCTCTCGGGAGGTGCCGGGCTCGATGTCCAGGTGACCACCGAGCAGGACGGCGACCGGCTGTACGTCGTGTCGTTCCAGCGTGCTGCTGGCGGTCTGAACCTGCCGCAGCTGGCGGGTAACGCCTCCGGTCTGGAAGGCGACGACCTCTCGATCGAGACCGCTACCAACGTCGACGGCGGTCGCCCGTACGTCGTCCGGTTCACCGACGACCTGCAAGGCGTTGACGTCCCGACCATGACGGTCGATACGGACGGTCTGACCGGCGGGTACGAGGTCGGCAGCCGCGTGGTGGTTCTCCGCGAGGGCTACACGTACCCGGCTGAGAACGTCGTCGTCGACTCCGACCCTCGCGAGGAGCAGGTGTCCTCGGAGTCTGGTTCCCCGATCTGGGAGCGGATGAACTCTGTCCGGTTCCTGCACTACATCCCGCCGTACACCGGCGAGGTCACGTTCAAGTTGTCCGTGTCCGGGGCTGTCCCCGGGCAGATTGCCACGCTGCGCCTTCCGCGCGCCTGGTCCCGTCCTTGGGGCCTAGAATAGTCTGAAAGGCCAGGTCAGATGGGTTTTACCCTCCGCCTGTTCGGCATCCCGGTCCTGAGCCTGGAGATCACCGGCGACGGCTCTGCCGAAGAGTACATCAACCTCACGGGCGGCTCGTTCGAGCTGGCTCCCGAGGAGCCCGAGTACGACGAAGAGTACTACGAGGAAGACCGTAGCGGGTTCGGCTTCGGGGTGAGCTGATGCCAGCTCCCGCCGCAGACATGACAACCCTGGCGGGTCACCAGCAGCTCTGGGACACCGTCATGAAGCGCCGCCAGAAGCGGGAAGACGAGCGGATCGCACCGCCGTTGATCCGCCTCTGGGACGGCGACTACAAGCTCCGCGGCCAGCTCGTCGGGGAGCGCAGCCACAAGTTCGAGTTCATCGAGAACGAGACCGGCACCGCGTCGATCACGATCTCGCTGGACCACTACCTCGCTAAGTGGATCGCGTCCCACAAAGGCCGCGCCCGCCGCAACGTCCACGTCTCGTTCGACAAGCAGGGTGCCCGGTGGACGGGCCGCATGGACCACTACGACATCGTCCGGACCAAAGAGGGCGACGTCTACATGGAGGTCGTGTTCAAGCACGACTACGAAGAGCTCAAGCACATCTACGTGTGGGCGAACCCGTTCCTGCGGCCCGAGTTCCAGTTCCCGAAGCTGTGGGTGATGTTCGGCCCCGCGAAGTGGGCGCTGCTGCTGACGCTGTTCGTCAACATCCTCCGCCTGGAGACCTCGCTGTGGACGCTGCCGGACAACCCTCTGGACATCTCCGAGTGGTTCCCGTTCTCGCTGAACCCCGGTAACTGGCGCAACATCGTCAAGCCGTTCCCGTTCCTCGCGGACAACTCTCCGCTGACGATCGTGTTCTCCCGGTTCAAGTCGTTCCACGACACCGCGAAGAACGTCCTGGCCGACTCGCAGCTCACCATCGTGTGCCGCCGGTACTTCCACGGCGAGGACCCGCACCCGTTCGCGGAGCTGTCCGGTGAGCTGGGGCTGCCGCTGATCGAGGGTATCGCCTCGCTGATCCCGCTGCGCCACGGCTGCCTGGTCTGGGACATCGTCGACAACTCCGGCTGGGGTTCGGAGACAGCGTTCGGCGGGTCGCTACTGACCGGTCTGGTCCGCGCGGTGATGAACATCGCGTCGGACGGCATGACCGAGGGCATCGACATCTACACCGGGCTGCCCACCTACCCGGGCGAGTACTACACCCCGGGGTTCCTCGGGACGTACCCGAAGGCTCCGCACGTGGTGTTCATGGAGTCCCCGTACACCGGCATCGAGTCGTCGAAGTTCACGTACACCGAAGCTACGGACACGTCGTTCGTGCTCGGCGGGCAGTCGATGCCCGGGGTGAACGAGATCATCTCGGCCGGCATCAACATGGGCGGCGACTTCCTGACGTCGCTGATCAACTCCCAGCTCGCCACGCTCGGCGCGTTCGGCGGCGCGATCGACCTCCCGCCGCTCGGCGGCATCATGGACGCGGTCGCCCGTCCGCTGTACGAGAACGTGATCCTCGCGTTCATGGAGATTCCCACGCTCCGCGCAGCAGGCCTGAGCCTGCCGATCGCTGGCCTGGAGGACATCGTCACCGGGCTCGGGGACTTCCACTACAACGAGGGCTGGGTCGACGGCGCCGACAAGGCGTTCACGATCTCCGCGATCATGGCGGCCCGCGCTAAGCAGTGGGCCACCCGGGCGAAGCACTCGCACGAGATCCAGGTGTCCGACGCTGCCCCGTACATCATCGGTGAGCGGGGTCACGGGCATTTCTGGCTCGGTGACCGGGTCGGTACCACGGTCCTCGGCTACCCCGATCCGTACACGATCTTCGTGGAGCGGGTCACCAAGCTCACCTACGAGTGGACGTCCGACGGCCCGAAGGGCTGGACCATCACGATCGGTTACAAAGAGCCCGAGGACCCGATCCTCAAGGCGTTCGAACTGATCCAGTACATCAACTCCAACCTCGGACAGCTCGGCATTCTGTAGCAGCCGAGCTTGATACGTAACGAAGAGAGCCCGCCACATGCACAAGCCCCTGACCCAAGAACACGCCGACCCGGACAAGCCGGAGGAAGCCCTCGCCTGGGCTTTCTGGGGACTCCCCCACCCGTCCGGAGGCCACTCGCTGTCTAACCCGGTGATGGCCAAGTACTGGTCGAAGCACTTCACGGAGCTCGGGATTGTGCATGTGGACTCTCTGCGCCGGCTCGCTGACGAGAACGGCAACATCCACGTCAGCAAGCTGCCTCAGCAGACCAAGAAGTTCCAGGCTCCCGCCCGCGGGCCGCGGAGCCACTACAACCCCGCTGCGCAGTGGGTTCCCTCGGATACCCCGGAGCCTCCGAAGTTCCGTGTCCAAGATCCTCGGACGCTCACCCAGCAAGAGCAGCAAGCCCAGCTCGACATCTACAAGCAAATGGGCCTGATTCCTACCGCACCCCTGCCGCAGCATCAGGCTGCGGTCGAATGAGAGGCCCGCTTATGCCAGACCTGGAAGACACCCAGCCGTTGCACGTGTCTGACCTGCCTACCGAAGATATGGACCTATCCGAGCTGGACACAGGCGGCTTCGAGATCCCGCACCTGGGCTGGGACTTGGACAAAGACGGTGACATCGAAGGTATCGAGGAGTACGTCCCTGAGCCTGCGGTGCTGCGCGGCGCTGTGGCCGCGGGCCTGGGCTTCGCCGGGTTCGTCCTCGGTAAGACGTTCGACGTCTCGTGGATCGACCAGGCGGTCGCTATCTACGCGGTGGCTGCACCGTTCGTCCTCGGATTCGTGATCCGCCGCCACGTCACCCCCACGAAACGGTGACCGAGGTCCTGGATTGGTTGGCGGTGGCTAGCGGTCCTGCGGGCATCGCGATCGGTATCTACGGCGAGAAGTGGCGCTCCCGGCGACGGGAGCCTGCCGAGATCGAGAAGACCGAGGCGGAGGCCTCGCAGATCTTCGTCGAGACCGCGGTGACTCTGATCGCCCCGCTCAAAGCGGAGATCGCGGACCTGACCGTGCGCGTCAACCAGCTCGAAGAAGAGAACTACACGACCAAGACCCGGCTGCAGCTGTCGATCGATTACATCCGCGTCCTGCAGACGTGGATCAGCAAGCACATCCCGGGACGGAAGCCTCCGGCTCCCCCGGCCGAACTGCTGCTCTGAACTTGATATGTAACGGAGGTCTTAGTGGCTGACGACCAGTGGGTACCTGACGTTCCAGACGGTGCGTTCGTCATCGGCGGCGGCGACTACCGCTACGGCCAGGACATGACCGAGGACATCGCCCGGTCGCTGTTCCAGGTCCCGGACTTCAACCCGGCCAACGCGCTGCTGGTGCTGCCGCAGCTGCTGCTGCGCCTGCCGCTGGAAGCGCTGCAGAAGTTCAAAGACTTCATCCCGAACGTGCTGGAAGGCGCGTTCAACACCGTAGCCGGCGCGGTCGACGCCATCATGGGCGCGATCCGCGAGACCCCGCGCGTGCTGGAGCAGATCCTCTCGTACCTGCCGCAAGAGCTGCGCGACGAACTAGAGCACGCCGCGGCCCGTATCGGCGCGGTGATCGACGCTATCGTCCAGGCGCTCACCGGCACCTTGAACATCGGACACACGATCGAAGACCTGATCTTCTCGCTGACCAACATCCGCCCCGGCGCGATCGGAGGTGTGCTCGGTGGCGGGTCGATCGAAGAGACCATCAAGCGCATCGTCGATGCGATCGTCTCGGGCATCGTCGGGGTCACCGGCATCGGTGCGGGGATCTCGGATCTCCAGTCGCTGATCGAGCAGATCTCCTCGGCGGCTGCCCGCGGCGGGTTCGCCTGGGACATCCTCGGTATCCAGAACAACAAGAAGCCGAAGTCCGGGCTGTACAAGTCCGAGCGAGGCAACTTCGACCTGGACACCCTGAACTCCACGGTCTCGGTCGCCCCCGGCACCTCGATCATCGCGTTCGATGTCATCGAGCAGTCGATGCCTATCGGACTGATCACCTGGATCGGCTGGGGCACCTCGGGCATCACCGACTTTTACATCAACGTCTACCGCTGCGTCGACGACCGCTCTGACCCGGAGCTGGGCGAGCTGATCCACCAGTCCGAGAACATCGCGGGTCTGCTGGCGGGCTCCGCGTCTCCCGGCGCGAACATGGCTTACGAACTCACTACCCCGATCGCGGCTGTAGCCGGCGACCTGCTGGCGTACGAGTTCATCGCCGTCGGCGGTACGCACACGATGCGCGGCCGGGACTTCAACCTCCCGGACAACGACGGCGCTCCGATCGGCAACGTCGGGGCCACCCGATCGCTGTCGACGCCTTCTCTTCCCCCGGCCACCCTGGACAAAGCCGGCGTCACCTGGACCGACAACGTCCCCCGCGTCGGTATCGCGGTGGACACCGGTACCGGCTCGGATCACCACGACCCGCAGGTCGAGTTCTTCGAGAAGCCTGTAGCTATCCCGGTCCCGGCGTGGTGCGACCGCATCGACGCGATCGTCACCGGTAAGGGCGGCGAGGGTGCCGACGGGTTCCTCGGGTTCTACGGCAACCCCGGTCAGCCTGGCGGCGTCAACACCGTGACCTGGACCCGTGGTGAGCACTTCTCCGGTACCACCACGATCTTGGAGTGGGACGGCGCTGAGCTGTCGATCCCCGGGTTCGAGGTGTCCGCTGCCAACGGCTCTAACGGCTCCGGTCAGCGCCCTGTGGCGCTCGGCAAGCCGGTCGGTAAAGGCATCGAGGAAGTCGAATACAACGGCCTGAAGCTGGCCGCTGGCGGTGACCAGCACGCGTACGGCGGCGCAGGCACCAAGCCTGGCGGCGGCGGTAACGGCGGTCACTGGCTCGGTATCTACACCCAAGGTGGCCCCGGTGGACCCGCATGCGCGGCTGTCCAGTTCCGCAAGGGCGCTCTGCCTGGCGAGGTCGTGGGCGACGGCGAAGGCGACGTGACGCCTCCGAACACCTCCGCGCTGCACGTCGACGTGTCTGCGACGACCACCTCGATCACTATCACACCCTCGGGAGCTGTCGACGATGCCTAGCGGACTTCGCGGTTACAACGTGTACCGCAACGGCGTTCGACAGAACACCTCCCCGGTTACGGAGCTCGGGTCGGTGACTTCCGCCGGCTGGGTGAAGGCTGACCCGACGGTGTTCCCCGAAGTTACGGGCGACACGGGTGAGGCGGTCATCGTCTACAAGCACACCGGTACTTCGTCTACGTCGACGCTGCTGTCGTATCACGACTCCCCTACTTACCAATTCGTCATCCCGAACGGGTCGGACATCCGTGTGATCTGGCCGACCGACGGGTTTATCCGCTTCTAAGGAGCACGCATGGCACTTCCCGAGAACTGGACAGACGGTGTCGGTCAGCAGGTTGACGCGGCGTTTCTGAACCAGCTGGGTTCGGAGCACAACGCGATTCAAGACGCGCTCGACGGTAAGTCGATCCTGGTGATCTCCCAGGAGGACTACGACGAGCTGGGGTCCCCGGACCCTGACACGATCTACGTGGTCATCGAATGAGTCTGAAGGTCGGTGGCCTCGACGTTGTCGGTGTGTTCGTCGGGGATGCTGCGGCGAAGGTCTACGTCGGCGCGATGAAGATCTGGCCTCCGGTTCCGGACTTCACCCCGTTCACGATCTCCAGCGAAGACCCTGGCTACGAGGATCTGATCGACGAGCAGGTACCCGAGGGCGCGTCAGGCTGCTGGGTAACCCTGGTCGGCGGCGGTGGCGGAGGCGGTGCGGGCTACCAGAGTTTCGATGATACCTACCGCCGCGGCGGCGGCGGCGGAGCGGGTGGGGCAAAGATTCCCCGCGTGTGGGTACCCCGCGAGGCTATGGGCTCCTCCTACAGCGTCGTCTTAGGACTCGGCGGGGCGAATACCGGTGGAGGCTCGACAGGATTTGGCGGCACCGACGGGGGATCGTCCTCGTTCTTGTCCGGATCTGTGTCGCTGATCGCAGGAGGAGGGGCGCGCGGCGCGGTCGCGCTGTCCGGTAGCAGTACGCAGGTGTCCGGGGGCGCTGGAAGCCTGACGAGCGTCGTCTCCGGGGTTGCCGGGGCCGTCGTTATCCCCGGCGCGCCCGGGGGTAAGGGGGCCGCGTCGTCAGGCTCTGCGGAAGATGGCGGAGATAACCCGAGCGGTGCAGGTGCGGGCGGCGGAGGAGGCGGCCGGGTTTCGGACTCTAATAGCCAGACTCCCGGGGGCAGAGGAGGTAACTCCGCGGTCGGTACCGGAGGGGAGCGGGGCGGTGCCGGGGCCAACGGGTCCAGCGCCGCCGACCAAACCGGCGGTAACCCAGGCGCTGGAGGAGGCGGTGGCGGTGGCAACAACAGCGGGTCCACAACCACCGGTCACGGCGGTAACGGAGGTAAATACGGCGGAGGCGGTGGCGGAAGTGGCGGTCATAGGACTAATGCTCGTCGCTACGGCGGAGCGGGCGGTGACGGATACGTCCTGATCGAGTGGGAATGACTCGCGCTTGACACGTAACCCGGTTACGAGTAAAGTCGCCTGCGAGAGAACGACCGGCGGGGCTAAGGCCTGAGAAACCAACCCCGTCGGTCGCACACCCACCATCAGGAAGGCACTGTTATGTTACGCACTATCGCTGCCGCGGGCATCCTCGCGGCTGGTCTCGGGCTCGGTATCGCACCGATCGCCCAGGCTGCTCCGGCTCACTGCTCGAACCACGGCTTCGGTCACGGTCAGATCTACAAGCACGCCTGCGCTACCGGCTCCGGCGGTGCAGGAGCTGACTGGACCTACGCCAAGCACGCCGACGGCTCGTACAAGATGGACGGCACCAAGCACGTCTACAAGTGTGTCCGTCACTGCGGCGGCGGCCGCGGCAAGACCGAGACCACCGATCCGTGGTGATCTAACCCCGCATACCAAGAAACCCCCTACCCGGCCCGCGAAGGCTAGGTAGGGGGCTTTCTCGCGTTCAGGGGACCTGATCGCTCAGCGACCCATCTCCGATGGGATCGCGTTTGTGTTTCAGTGGGCGTGGCCGTGATGACCTGTGTCTTCGTGGTTTGTCTGGTCAACCACCGCGGTCTCAGTGGTGTACGGTACAAACCCATGAGGGCTCTCGTCGTGATCCGCCTGTCCCGTGTCACCGATACTACGACTTCACCCGAGCGTCAGCTGGAGTCTTGCCAGCAGCTCTGCGCCCAGCGCGGCTGGGACGTCGTCGGGGTAGCGGAGGATCTGGACGTCTCCGGGGCGGTCGATCCGTTCGACCGGAAGCGCCGCCCGAACCTGGCCCGGTGGCTGTCGTTCGAGGAGCAACCGTTCGATGTGATCGTGGCGTACCGGGTAGACCGGTTGACCCGCTCGATCCGGCATCTTCAGCAGCTGGTCCACTGGGCCGAGGACCACAAGAAGCTGATCGTCTCCGCGACCGAAGCGCACTTCGACACGACGTCGCCGTTTGCGGCGGTCGTCATCGCGCTTATGGGAACGGTGGCGCAGATGGAATTAGAAGCGATCAAGGAGAGGAACCGTTCGGCTGCGCATTTCAATATCCGCGCCGGGAAATACCGTGGCTCCCTGCCGCCGTGGGGTTACATGCCCGCCCGCGTGGAGGGGGAGTGGAGGCTGCTCGTCGACCCCGTGCAGCGCGAACGCATCCTCGAGGTCTATCACCGCGTGGTCGACAACCACGAGCCCCTGCACCAGATCGCCCACGACCTGAACCAGCGCGGCCTACCGTCGCCGAAGGACTACTTCGCGAAGCTGCAGGGCCGAGAGCCCAAGGGCAGGGAGTGGTCGGCTACCGCGCTGAAGCGCTCGCTGATCTCGGAGGCGATGCTCGGGTATACGACGCTGAACGGGAAGACCGTTCGAGACGACGACGGGGCTCCGCTGGTGCGGTCTGAGCCGATCCTGACCCGCGAGCAGCTGGAGGCGCTGCGCGCCGAGCTCGTGAAGACCGACCGGACGAAGCCCGCGGTCTCGACGCCATCGCTGCTGCTGCGGGTGCTGTTCTGCGCGGTGTGCGGGGAGCCCGCCTACAAGTTCACCGGGGGCGGTAGGAAGAACGCCCGCTACCGCTGCCGGTCGTGGGGCTGGGCGCAGCGGTGCGGGAACGGCACGGTCGCGATGGCCGAGTGGGACGCGTTCTGCGAGGAGCAGGTGTTGGATCTGCTCGGGGACGCGGAGCGTCTGGAGAAAGTCTGGGTAGCCGGCTCGGACTCGGCGGTAGAACTCGCGGAGGTGAACGCGGAGCTGGTGGACCTGACGTCGCTGATCGGCTCTCCGGCCTACCGGGCCGGCTCTCCGCAGCGCGAGGCGCTGGATGCTCGTATCGCGGCGCTGGCCGCGCGGCAGGAGGAGCTGGAAGGGCTAGAGGCTCGTCCGTCGGGCTGGGAGTGGCGCGAGACCGGGCAGAGGTTCGGGGACTGGTGGCGGGATCAGGACACCGCGGGTAAGAACACCTGGCTCCGGTCGATGAACGTTCGGCTGACGTTCGACGTCCGCGGCGGGCTGACTCGCACGATCGACTTCGGGGATCTGCAGGAGTATGAGCAGCATCTGAGGCTGGGCACGGCTCTAGACCTCGTAAACGCAGAAAAGCCCCCTACGGGCCGCTAGGGCTCGCAGAGGGCTTCTCCGGTAGTCTCTATTCAGTTGTACTGCTGAGTCCGTCAGCGTGGATGCTAGAGGGGTTTACGGGGCCTCGTGGACCCGTACGTACGGTTGCAGAGGCTTGTCACGGTAGGCGTGGTATCGCTCGGCCTCCTCGGCGCGGATGGCCTCGATCTCCTGAGCCGCGCTCACCTTACGACGCTGCAGTTCCGGATCGTCATGCTGACGCACCGTAATCACCTCTGACTGACGGGTCTGCGTCGAGATGATCTTCAGCAGATCGATGATCTCGTTCTGACGCTCGACCAGGATCTGCATCCGCTCGATGATGTCGATCATGTCGAGCTCGCGGTCCGTTAGTTCCCGCTTCTTGCCCTTCTTCTTGCTCACTTGATCACCTCGGTGAACGGGCCGAACGTGTCCGCGACATCCCCTGGGACCTGATTCTCACCGCCCACCCAGTGCCACGTGTTCCCGTCGTTGTCCCGAACGTCGACGCCTGCGGGGACGTCCTGGATTCGCTCCCACACCCGGGGCTCGGCCGACGCGGGGTTGCCGTATTCGTCGTTCCGGCCTTCGGAGTGGACCGGCTCCTCGTCCGCCTCCATCTGGACGAGCGTGATCCCCTCCAGGATCTTGGCAGCCACCTCCCGGGTGTCTTCGGAGTAGATCGGTGTCCGCGCTTCGAGGACGCTTACGATCTTCTCGCGCACCTTCTCGGGTGTGAGGATCACAGGGATTACTTTGACGGTGATGCCTTTTTTCTTCTTCTTGCTCACTATGGTCTCCTTGTTTGTCTGATGAAGTCGGCCCGTGCCGACTCGTAGTCCTGGTGGAACGTGATGACGCCGTAGAACGATCCGACCGACGGGAACACGATCCACTCCTGGGTGTGCGGGCTCTTCCGGATCAGCCACTTCCTGGCGTCGTTACCCCAGAGCTCCCTCACCGGAACCACCCCCGCACGATCTGGATCAGGTGCTCCAGCCGAACCTCGTGGTCGAGCATCCGGATCAGCACCAGTTCACGCACCCGCTTCATTCCGCGGTCCTGAAGCTGGTAGCTACACGCGGGTAGATGCGCTGCACCCATCCCGAGGGGAGGCTGTCGTCCCGGCGGAAGAAGTTCTTCCGGTTCACCGACCAGTAGACCGTCCCGCCGGGTAGCTCCTGGCTGAATCGGACGTCCGGCAGCCGGTGACGTCCGATGTAGTTGTCACCCGCCGGGAGAGTAAAGAACCACTCTTCCGCGTTGAGCTCAGTCACCGCGTGCTTACTCATTCCGCCCCCTCGTAACGGCCCAACTCGCTCTTGAGCCCTTGGATCTCAAGCTCCAGGTCGAAGACCCGGCCCATCAGGTTGTCGCGCTCCAGCTCCAGCCGAGCCGCGTCGTCGACTGCTTCCATCGACCTGCGCACCATGTCCGCGAGAGCGCCGTGGATCGACGCGATGAAGTCGGCGTCAGCCTCGTTCGGGAAGTTCCCCACGTACTTGCGCGACTCGTCCTGGCCGACCGCGAAGATGTCGAACACGACCCCGTGAGCGCCCTTCTCGACCACCCAGAAGCGGTCCTCGGCACCGGTGGTCTGCGAGAACACCTGATAAATGCGGTCGCAGAACTCTTGAAACTCCATGTTGTTCCTTCCGTTACGAATCAAGCTGGAATCCGCAGAAATGGATCTGCGGACGGTTGCTCGTCTTTCTTCAGATATGCCGCGCCCCAGGAGCGGCCGCCGACCTCCGGGTCGGTGTTGATCAGCACGCCGCGGAACGTCTGCTCCATGATTCGACCGATCTCCTTAGCCGTCACCTCAGCCTCGGCCTCGGGTACCGACGCCAGAACCTCGTCGTGGATCACCAGACGGATCATCGGTGTCATCCCCGCTTCGTGCAGCCGCAGCACAGCGCTAGCCGTTACGTCACGTGACGTGGACTGCACCATGTAGTTCAGCGCCGCGTATCCCCGGTCAGGGTCGACGGGCAGCCGACGACCGGTAGGGGTGACGACGTACCCGAGGTTCGCCGCCTCCCGTTGCAGGCTCTTGGACAGATCGGTAACCCCGGGGTAGGTGGCCGCGAAGATGTCAAGCACCTTCTTCGCCTCCGGGAACGTGATGCCCGCGTTGGTTGCGAGCTTCCCCGCACCCCCGCCATACACGGTTAGGAAGTTGGCCATCTTGCCGACCTTGCGATCCATGCCCGCGGCGTCCGCGGTCACCTGGTGCAGATCCGCCTCCTCCTCGAACGCGCGGATCATCGTCCGGTCGTTGGCGAGCGCCGCCAGGACGCGAAGCTCCTGCGCCTGGTAGTCGACCGAGACCATCAGCTGCCCCGGGTCCGCCAGGAAGCAGCGGCGGACCATCCAATCTCCCGACGGCAGATTCTGAGCCGACGGGTTAGACGTGCTCATGCGGCCTGTACGGGCCTGCAGCGGATTGATCCCCGGGTGGACCCGGTCGTCAGCGTCCCGCCGCTCGATGAAGTTGCGGACCCAGGTCTTCTCCCAGGAACCCCACTTCTTCGCCTCGATCGCGGCCTTAGCCAGCGCGTTGCCTTCCTCAGCCAGAGCTTCCAGCAGCTCGGCGTTCACCTGTCGCTTACCCGTGGCTGTACGGCCTTTGATCTTCACGCCCGTACGCTCCAGGCCGTCGGCCAGCTTCTCGGTGGAGTTCACCGAGTCGACTCCATAGGCATAACGAGCCACCGCGGTGTAGTGCTCGGCCTTCCTCAGCATGTCCGCGGACAGCTTCTCCGAGTAGTCGACGTCCAGCAGGAACCCGGTGCGTTCGACGTACGACATCACCTCAGCGAGCTTGTGCTCGTACGGGATCAGTTTGTGCGACGACTCCGGGACCAGCGGGGCTACCTTGCCCAGCAGCCGGGACACCAGGATCGTGTCCATGCCGGCGTACAGCTCGTAGTCCGGGTCGTCCAGGTCGACCAGAGCCCAGATCTTGTCTTTGGTGGTCTTGTGCTTCTTGGCCAGGCGAGCCATCGAGGCTTTGACCTCTTCGGCGGTCACCGGGTCGATGTAGAACTTCGTCAGCTCTTCCAGCTTGTGGCCGGTCCCACCTTCTTTGTAGGCCCGGGGGTCTACCAGGTGCGAGTAGATCTTGGTGTCCTCGACCTTCGGCCACATCTGCTCCATCGGCACACCGAGCGTCCGCTCGATCACCTGGAGGTCGAACGCGGCGTTATGGATCACGAAGCGCTGGACCTTCTGCAGAGCGGTGACGGCGGCTCCTACGAACACACCGCCCCGCTCCACGGGCAGGACCCACGACTCCCACGGGTTACCGAACTGGATCAGCCGGATACCGAAGTCCGGCTTGTAGATCCCCAGATCCGTGGTCTCGGTATCGAGTCCGAGAATCCGGAGGTTGGAGCGGATGAAGCTCTCGAACCCGTCGAGATCATCCTCGTGCTCTACGACGTTGACCAGAACTGTCTCGTCCTTGATCTGGTAGCGGTGTTGCTTCACCCGCCCCTCCCTTCGTTAGTGGTTACGCATCAAGTCGTGGTCAGTAAAAATAAGGCACACCGTCCACGATGATTACGCCGTTCGGACCGCCGTCGGAGTCGCCCTCGCAGGCTGTCAGGGCGACCACTCCCAGAGCCAGGAGCGCGGCTGCAACTAACTTCTTCACAGACCCAGCTCCCGTCGGATCTGCCCCTCCGGGGTTTCTTCCTTGACCATCACCCGGCCGTAGTAGGCGATGTTGTTCTTGATCGGGAACACCCGGTACTCCCCCTCCCCGAAGTCGACTGCCAGCTCGTCACCGCTGATGCGGTACTCGCAGTCGTCCGGGAACGTCCAGAACAACCCGTTCTGAAGCATGACCATGAACTTCGGAACCTTGATTTCCTCGCTCAATTACACCCTCCTAGGTGGTTACGAGTCAAGTTAATTGGCGTAGAAAAACTTGGCGTCGCGACCGTCATCCTTGGTCGGAGGCATCCACGCGTGCCAGACCTTGCCGGTCTTCTTCGACACACCGGTCTTGTAGACGAAGTCGTCGTACGGCTTCGGCGGAGCCCACTCCGGGGCTTCCTGCGCACCCTGCGGAGCCTGACGCTGGTACCCGCCGCCCGAGGACTGCGCGGGAGCCGGCGCAGCCGATCCGCCCGCGAACGCCGCGGCGACCTTCTTCACCTTGTCCATGTAGTCCTTGAACTTCGCGTCCAGCAGAGCGTCGGACTCTTCGACCGACGAAGCGTGGATCACGATCCACGGCGCGTCGAAGTCCCGGCCACCCTTCAGGGTGGTGACGATCTTGCCCTCGCCGGGAGCCACGTTGCTGCTGTTGTTGACCACGGTGGTCGCAGGGGCGGTGGCGGCGACAGGCTGCTCGGGGCCGTTGTCGTTCGAGGCCCAGGGATCGGTGGTGACAGTCATTCGGTTTCCTTCCGGTTGTTGTAACCGGGGGTGTATAGACCCCCGACGTACATTTCGAGATCCTGCTGACTCCAGTTGGAGAGCAGGGCTTCCTTCTTGTTGGGGTAGAGCTCAGGCGTCACCCACGCTCGGTACATGTCGACGCCGGACATACCGCTGAACTGGCCGTCGAAGATGTTCACGCGGCAGCCCCTGACCCTGCGCAAGACGGGATCAGGTGATCCCTGAACCGTCCCGAGCTGATCGGCACTATGTGGTGGCACACCGGGCACGCCCGGTGATGCTTCGGAGCACTGGAGGTCACCTGCTCGGCGGTAGCCAGGTCGAACAGCTCCCGGTACGTCAGACCGTCCTCGCCGGTTGACTTCCACCCGTCGTCAGCGAGACGAGTAGCCATCTCCCCGACAGGGTCACTCGGGCCGTTGTGCGACCGGATGGAGTCCGGGAACACCTTGGACCGTGAGCCGGGACCGTCGTGGTCGTCGGTCTGCTTGATGACCTTGTGGACCTCTTCGAGCAGAGCCTGGTGGGCTCTGGTCAGAGAGTTCTGACTGGATTTGTCCCGAAGAACCACCCCGTCGATGTACCTGACCTTGAGCGCTTCCGCGTACGGCGGGTGGCGATCCACGAGCCGGGAGACGGCCTGAGGAATTACCTCCATCAGGTACACGTTGTCCGACCGGCCTTTGAGTGCGTCTTTGATCGACTCCGACGAGTAGTCCCAGTCACCCCGGGCGAGGTCGTCCGCGAACCACTGGTCTTTGAGAATCTGATCGGCCAGCACCCTGAGGGTGTTGAATCCGACGTCGTCCCCGGACTCCTCCACCAACCGGCGACTGGTCGATCGCTCGAGAATCGACACCCACAGGTCCTGAACCAGGTCCTCGACCTGGTCCGGGGTGAGTAGGTAGCTGTTCCCGATCGACCGCGCAGCCTTGCTGATCAGCGGGCCGGTATCAGCCATCCGCAGCCCCGCCGTTACTCGTCAAAGACGACGCCTTGATGTACTGCCAGCGTTTGTCAGAGACCCGCTCCACGAGCGCTACACCCTTCAGGTCAGGGCCGCGAACCACCCGGACCAGATCGCCACGGGAAAGGTAGGACCCTCCGGGCGGATCTAGTAACCCTGACGGGCCAGTGACCGTCATCTCTTCGCCCTGCTTCACTGCTTCATCTCCAGACTGCGCTTGGCGTAGGTCTCCTCGACCAGAACCTCGATCAGCTCGGCCCGGGGAATCTCCCGGGACCGGGCTTCGAAGTGCAGGTACGGCAGAACGTTCCCGTTACGTGTCAAGGCCACGGCGTCAGACTTCCCAGACCCGGCCGTCAACGATGAACTTGCGGTTCTGGATCAGGATTCCCTGAGCCTGAACGTGCTTACCGTCCACGGTGAGGATTCCAAATCCCAACTGCCAGTTGCCAGTTCCGTTGGACAGGTACTTGGCCTGCTTCTGGTCCATGAAGTGCCCGACCTCGAAACCGGTTCGAACCTTCGTGCGACCCGCGTACCCGGAGGTGTGGTGCGTGACGCAGTTGCGATGGGTGTGGCCCATGACCACGGACTTATCCCCGATCTTCTTCGCCGCGTTCAGCGCCGTCGATCCGGCGATCTGCGACAGCGAGAACTTGCCCATGTGCCCGTGAGTGGAGATCCAGCCCGGGGCGATGTCGTAGAAGTCGGGCAGCAGCTCGATCCCGAAGCCGTCGAAGTCCAGCATGTTCTGGAAGTGGAAGGCGTCCTCCATCTCGCCCAGAGCCGGCGCATACCGAGCCAGGTACTGCCGCGGCCTGAGGTCATGGTTGCCCTCGTGCATCAGGAACGGGCCGTCGTAGACGTCTCGGATCTCCTGCAGGAACTTCTTGCCGATCTCGTTGTGCTTCTTGAGCTCGGGCAGGTACTCGGCGGCGGTGCCTTTGGACCATCGGGCGGGACCTGGGTAGTCCATGTAATCCCCGATTCCCAGAAGGATGTCAGGCTGCGTGTCTCCGACGAATCGGATGAACGCCCTCAGAGCCTTGATGTCAGAAAACGGCAACTGAACGTCGGGCAGAATTGCGATACGCTGAGTCATTTGGTTCCCTTCTCTGCGAGGAGGGTTAGCTCCGCGCGTACTGATCGGTAGACGTCGTCCAACGCGTTGATCGCGTTGGTGACGGATGTGTAGGTGACGGTGTCGAGGTCGATGTACAGAGACATGCCGCTCTGAGGGGTTTCGGCCTCGCGGTAGATCTCGTGGTAGTCGCTCACTCGACGACCTCGTCTAGGTCGATGACCATGTCGTTCAGCGAGTCGATCCAGGTCAGCGAGTCCGAGTCCTCGTTACGAATCAAGTCGTCGGGCAGCGGAAGATCGAACAGGGCGGGCCGGCCGTCCTCCTCTACCGGCTCCTCGTAGATCCGCTCGGCGCAGCCGGCGTAACCCGCGATGTCGGTGTAAGAGTCCCGGTGGTACCCCGTACCCTTCACCCGGGCCACCTTGACCAGGATCATCAGGTTAGCGACGTCGAGGTCGGTGATCGGGCGCTCCAGGTACGCGGAGAACAACGCGGAGATGTCGGCGAAGTTCTCCCGGGGGTGCCCGTAGTTCTTGTTGCGAGGTCCGTGGATCAGGCGTTGCGCCTCTTCCAGGATCGACTCGGTCACAGCGCGCTCCACTCCACCAGCTCCGTTTCCTCGTAGTGGCATTCGTCAGAGACGATGTCCTCGATGATGCGAGAGCTCTCCCACTTGTCCCGGAAGTACTCGGCCACGTCCTCGGGGCTTTGGATGTCTACACCGTCCTCTTTCGCCTCTTCCAGCTCATCCGGTTCCAGACTGATCAATCCTTCTCGGCGCGTGAGTGCGACGAAGTTAATTCTCATATCCCTACCTTGTCTTTCAGTGCTTGTACTCCCTGGCTGAGCACCAGGTCGTTGACATCCGAGCCATCGGGCATCGGAATGATCTTGGCGTTGGGCAGAACACCCGCCACCGTCTCAGCGAACTGCATCCCCGCATCGTCACCGTCCGCGAGTATCAACACCTCCCGGTACCCGAGGAACGGTTCGCGGAAGTGCTCTTTCCACGCCTGTGCTCCGGGGACCCCGACCGTGGGGAACCCCGCGACAGACGCTGTCAACGCATCGATCTCGCCCTCCGCGATCCCGATACGCTGAGCCGGTTGCAGCAGCGCCAGCGTGTTGTACAGCCGCCCGGTGTCGCCCGGGACGGTCAGGTACTTCGGCTTACCCTCGGCGGCGTCTAGGCGACGAAACCTCAGCGAGACCACCTGCCACCGCTCGTCCGGAGCCCATCGCAGGTAAGGGATAGCGAGCATCCCTTTGTACATCTCGTGACCCGGTAGAGGTTCCTCCACGTACCCGAGGCGAAACTGCGTCACCGCCTCTGCGATAGCCGGCGCGGTCAGCCCGCGGGTTGCCAGATACTCCTCGGCCACGGACCCAGCCAGCGCTTTGTGATAACGCTGCGACGCCTGAAGGAGATAGCTCTTGTGCTCTTTCGACTGCTGTTTGATAGTTCACCTCCTCGTAAGTCATCAGCAACGTGATCGCGTTGCCTCGCGCCGAACAAGCGAGGCAGTTGAAAGCGTTCAGCTGGTACGACACCGCGGCAGACGGCCGCGACTCCTCGTGGTGCCAGCAGAGGCAGGGGATCCACACCCGGCCCGTGTCCTCGGGCGGTACCCAGTCAGGAGCCAGCCGCTCGATGACCTTCGCGATCAGCGTTTGTGAAGGTTCCACCGGAAGACCTCGTACACTTCGATACCCTCGTGGTACGGGAACTGCTGCTTGAGCGCGTCGTCTAGGAACTCGTAGACGTCTTCGGTGTCGGTGGTCGGATCGACCTTGACGAACGCCTCGATCTTCATCCAGCCCTGGCTCATCAGATGACTCCGATCAAGAAACCCACCCAGAACGTTATGGTCGGGTAGATCACGTACATGAAGAAGTTCACTTGCCCCACCTCCGAGCTGTGCGGTCCACGGAGTGCTCCGAGACGTTCCGGGCCAGCGCGTACCTACGCGGGTCCAGCAGAGCCCCCAGCAGCTGCTGACGGAGCAGGTTCGGGCGTGCAGTCGGTTTCATCGTTTCTTCCTTCCTTGGTTACGATTCAAGTTGTCGAGCGAGAAATTCGATGCTCGATGAGCGGGATGTGCTCCGGTTCGTTTTCGATGGCGAACTCCTGAGTCGAGCAAAGCTAATAGCGGTAATAGATCCACCAGGGTCCGCAGGTTGGACCGCTGAGCAGCGGGTCCATGTAGGCCCGCCGCCGGGAGACCCGACGCAACCACACCCAACCCGCATCCCGGGTGTTCACCGGGCGCCAAGCGAAAAATGGAACCAAGGGCCCATATCGAAATAGGCTCATGCCTTGCTCCAGAATTCGGGCATATCCCCGCCAGGGACCGGCAGGGGTAATCGCGGCCGGTCGGTGAGGATGTCTCGGCAGTCTCCGAGACGTAGGTCGACGTTTCTCAAGTCTTTCTCTTCCTTCCGGTTGCGGGCTTCTGCCCGTTACGATTCAAGTTCGGGACCTCGATAGGAGCGATCCGTTTCCCGATCACCGCGAACGCGGGCGGGTTCTCCAGGTAGTCGATCCCTCGCTGGAGAGCTTCGGGGTCGTCACCGAGGTGGCCGAGTACGTTGCGGTTACAGGGCGTGTCCAGCAGCCCGCGAACGTGCCCGGTTCGGTGGTCGTGGTCGACGGCCAGCTTCTTCCGCAGGCCGCGGCCTTTGCGGCAGATGTAGCACCTGCCACCTTGAGCCTCGTATATCTGCCAGTACTCATCGGCGGTGATGTCGTAGAGCTCCAGAAGACGCTTCTCCCACGCCGTGTCCTTTCGGACGGCTCGCTTTTCGCGATGGTGGGTAGCGCATCGAGGTCCCGGGTGAGGGGCGGCTCGGCGGGTTGTGATCCCGGCCGCTGCGCAGTCGACGCAGCGCCGGGGCTTAGGCTTAGCCGCCGCCATCCAACCACCCGACCAGCCACAGACCTGCGCCCCACGCGATGATCGAGTAAGCGATCAGCTGCTCGATGCTCACGCCTTAGCCGCCTTGATCAGCTCCCGGATCTTGTCGGCCCGGAAGTCGTCCCACCACGCGCCGGTGCTGGCGACGTGAACCACCGGAGCGGTCTCGTAGCCTTTCTGCTTCACCAGCTTCAGAGCCTCGGGGTCCTGGTCCACGCGGACCTCCCGGAACTCCACACCGCCGCGGGTCAACGCGTTCTTGGTGAGCGTGCATTTGAAGCAGTCAGGGCCTGTGGTGAACACCGTGACGTCGTTGGGCACTCCGGGACCTTCGGTCTCCTCGTTACGAATCAAGTTATCGGGCATCAAAAATCCTTAATCTCCATCTTCGAGCCGTCGAACTTCAGCTCGGCGTACAGCCGGCCTGAGGGATCGGCTCGGCCCGACCTATTCTTAACGACGCTTACACGCAGCGTGTCCCCGCCGAACGTCGACGGGACTCGGTGCAAGGTGGCTACAAGCTCGGGTACGCGACCAATCTGCCCCTTGATCCCCGACAGCGGGATCGGCTTGTCACCGGAGTTGTTGTCCGCGGTGACGTGGTGCAGACCGATGATGCACGCACCGGTCTCCCGGGCTTTCTCGTGCAGCCAGTCCATCAGGACCTCCAGACCACCGAACGGGTCCTCGTCGTTCGCGGCTACCCCGGTGATGACGTTCGTGATGTTGTCGATCACGATCAGCTGCGGGTAATTCCCGAACGTCTCCTCGTACGCGGCCAGCGAGGTCTCGATGACCTTGAGAGTCGGCTGCGCCGAGTAGTTCAGCCGGATAGGGATACCGTGCGGGTTCCCTGGGGCCGCGTTCCACGTCAGCACCTGCGGAGGCAACTGACCTTCGCGTACCGCCCGAGCGGACTCAGCCAGCGGCATCCCGAGCTCCATCGAGAGGATGCGAGTCGACTGCGTGAACGCGTCCGAGTCAGCCGAGAGGTAGTACGTCGGGATACGGCCCTTGAGCGCTAGAGCGAGCGTGAACGCTGACTTAGCCCCTCCGGGTGCCGCCGCGATCAGCGCCAGCTGGCCCCGCAGGAAGTTGATACCCTGCTTGGTCAGCGACCGGAACGGTACAGGCAGAGGGTCACCCGCGTTCCCTTTTTGCTCGATCGATTGCATGATCGACAGCATCAGCCCTCCCTGAGTGCTTTGGCGATCTCCCGCATCTGGTGCTCAGCTTGCTGCCCGAACTCAACGCTGGCGTTGCACGTACAGCCGTCGACTCCCCAGGAGTACTCGGCCGGCTGGTGCTCCTCCAGTACCCGTAGAGCCGTGATGTACTGAACCGCGGTCAGATCCTTCACTCCGCCTCCGTCGTGTCTTCAACAGCGATAACCCGGGCGATCCCGGTGCTTATCCCGAACACCAGCGCGCCGGCTAGGGACAACCCTCCGAGCGCAGCCATAGCCAGCCTGTTCACTTCGTACCCCTCGCTATGAACCCGTTGTAGATCGTGCGGCCTTCCTGTTTGGCCTTGACTTCTTCAGCCCAGACTTTGTCTGTAGCTTTGATCAGCGCCGACTCGGTCGTACCGAGGAACTTCACCAGCGGAGGACCGAGAAGACCTCGACGAGCAGCGCGCAGCACCCCGCCGAGTTCGTGAACCGCTCGCTTGTCTTCCAGCTCGACGTCCAACAGGTTCCCCGGGCCTGGCCGTTTGGTCACGGTCGCTTTCAGCGCCGGGTCAGCAAGAGTCCATCGTTCGGTCACGGGCGGAACACCTCCGTGTCCCCCCATTCGCCACCGGGGAGGTGATCGTTCACGTAGACACCCTTCGAGTACGCCTCGCCCGTGTAAACCCCTACCCAGCGATGTGCGCCGACCTTGATGTAAATCGAGGTACCCTCCGGCTCGTAATCGCTCCTTCGAACTCGCACGGTCCCGATAGGTGCCTCGGGTTCCGGCTTCTCGGTGATGTCGAACTTCTTCAGGAGGTCCGTCGTAGCATCCATGATGGCTAGATGACTAAGGCCTCCGGGTAGAGCTTTGGCGAGTACCTCGCGGATCAATTCCTCGTTACTAGTCAAGACTCAGTCCTTCCTGTGATACCGAGCAGCGGATGCGACGCTGAACAACGGCGTCGGCTTACCCCACTTCGGCGAGTAGTCCCCGACCGCGGCGAGCCCCTGCTTGCGCCAGCGTCGGACTGTGTCTGTATCGACCCCGAACAGCTCGGTCAGCTGCTCCTCGGTCGCTAGTGATGGATTGCTCATCGTTACCTCTCGTTACGAATCAAGTTTCAGGCCATAGAGTATTCACAGCTCAACGCCACGTCGCACCTCGCGCAGCTAGCGCCAGGCTTAGGCGTGAAGTCCCCTGCTTCCAGCTTCCGCTCCATGTCGTGGAACCGGGCCGAGATCTTCTCCCGCGTCCAGTCCGTCAGGTCGTACGGATACGTCGGCTTACCGGTCTTCGCCATGAAGTACACGCCGCGCGTGATCTCGACGCCGTACAGCTGTTTCAACGCCAGCGCGTACACCGCGAGCTGAAAGTCATCTCCGGGCTTGAGTCCGGTCTTCCAGTCGACCACCAGCACCTCACCGTCGAGCACGAGCACCGCGTCGATGTAGCCCCGGATCTCTATCCCATCGAGCTCGAACTCGATCGCGAGCTCTATCCCCGGCGTGCCGTCCGGTGCGTGCCACACCTCTAGGCTCTGGTGGTTGTCGATCCAGTCCAGGGTCTTGTCCACCTGCTGGAGCCCGATACCCCAGCGACGCTCGATGTCGTCCGCGCCGCGGTACGGCCCGGAGGCGAACCACCAGCCGAGGTTCGGGGTCTCCTCGGTAGCTTCGTTGATCCCGTCGGCGTACTCGGCCTTGAAGATCTCATAGCACTCTTCGCGCGTCAGCGGTGAGCCGGCGAGTTTCGAGAGCATGTATTTCTCAGCCACCGCGTGGACCCCGGTACCCTGCTGCAGCCAGGCCGCTGGGCGTCTCCACACGCGCTCATGCCTGGCCAATTTCCAGCTGAACGGGCATTTGTCGAACTGCGACAGCTGCGAGACCGACCGAGGTTTCTTCTCGTACGTGTAGTTACGAGTCAAGTTTTCGGTCACAGATATTCGACCTCCCAAGTTGGGTGTAGCAGCAGCCTTCGACCGTCGTCGGTACGAACCCGTAGGTAGTGGGAGGCGCTAGTGATTGTGCCCTCAGTGCCGAAGAACCTGACCCGACCGCCTCGGCGGGCAGGCACTCCGTAGGCTTGCCGAACCCATTCCATACTCACCGTTTCACCGCCATAGCGAGAGCCACAACCCAGCCGACGAACGTCCATCCCAGGAACACGTTGATCACAGCGACAGGCTGCTTCAGCGAGGCTTTCCGGTAGTACGCGACGATCGTCGGGACGAAGTACGCGGTTCCGAACACCACGAGCAGAGCATGGCTGGGGCTGATCGACATCAGCACGATCAGCGCCACGATGGCTCCCAGAGCCAGCCAGCCCTCGATACGGCCTTTCCGCTTGGCCGCACGAGCGGCCGCGTCGGCTTGCGGGTAGTAGCCGGGTTGGTACGCCGGCTGATCCCAGATGTTGCTCATGATGCTGCCTCCTCTTTAGATTTACGGGCCGCGTTGCAGCGGCGCTTTTTGGCCAGGCCCAGCTCCACGAGCAACGGGCACGGGTTGAAGTCCGCGGGCTGATATTCGCGACGGAGAATATAGCTCAGGAACTCCCCGATTTCGCCCATGATGTATTTGTCGCCGTGACGCTCTTCGCGCTCGACTGCATCAGGCTCGCAATACCTGTCGATGAATTCTTTCACTTCCCGGTAAATGTAGCTGTCGTCGGTTAGCCACGTAGAACGGTAAACGTGGAGGCCGCGAATACCGGGGACCAGATCGAGTGTATTAGCGCGGATATACGCGTCTTTAACCACGTTCAGAGTAGGGACGATTGTCTTACCGATAACTCGGGAAGTGATCTCGAACATGCGGTGCAAACCATTCTTCTAAGAAAAGGGGCGGGTGGTTATCGGGGCTCCACGCTCGGGAAACGCCAGATCTCGTGACGTCCGATCTCGGACAAAGTTGTGTATTCGTTGACTCTGATGAGTAGGTCTTCGTCGGATTCCTGGCGCTCCCTGTATGCCCAACCCCCGCATTTGCTGACGCCGGGTATAGGCGGGATGTTCGGATCAAACTCGACAACCCAATTGTTCTCACGAAGCATCCGGTAAAACGACCGGAGACGCTTCAGCTTGTATTCTTTCATGCCGTTGCCGCGTGTGGCCATGTATTCGCCATGATCCCTCAGGCGTTTATGCGGCGAGCACTGAGAAAGAGGCTCGGGTACCTTGAACGGGTATTCGCGACGGATAACCTGCCGGGCGGTCAATTTACCTCCGTACGTGTGGACGTACCATGAAACAGCCTGCGGTGTCACACCGTACATCCGGGCGATATCCGCCTCAGTCTCGCCCGCAGCTTTCAGAGCCTCAATCACTCCTAGCGAGAGGCGGGGGAGCTGTTCTCTGGTGGTTCTCATCGGTCCTCCTTGTATTACAGACCAACGTATCTTGCATCTTGTTACAGCGCAAGGCACAACCCCCTCGGTACTTGACAGTGCGACGTAGTTTTCTGGTGTCCCAGATCTGGGACTCTTCCCCCGTGGGAGAAAGTAGACCACTTGATCTAGTCCGGCGCAAGTGTCAAACGTCACTAAGTTCGTAGCTGAACCGGCATCGTCACAACCGATACCGGCGTTACAGCTACCAGACCACGACTCGATCCGCAGCGAAGCTGCTGGTCAGCAGTACCACCGTTTCCGGCAGTAGCGACTCTTCTTGTCTTTCCCGCGGTCTTTGCCCTGGCCGGCTGAGTCGTGTTTGCTCTCGGATTCTTTCTCCGGATCGCACGTCGGCAGGTCACCGCGGGCCACGTGCCAGTCAGAATCGGCCCTGAGACCGCCGTGCTCCAGCTGGTGAGACACCGACCGATGCTCGCACCCGGAGAACCCGTCAGCACGCGCTGACGGGGCTACCAGGACCGCCGCGAGCATCACAGCGCCGACGACGAACCAGACGACGAAGGCCAGGCGCTTAGTCACCGTCGTCCCAGTAATCTCGTCCCTCGACAATGTTCAGAGCCTCCTGCAAGCCTCTATCCATGCCGCCCATGTAGTCGCGATCACCGCTGAGATCGTTGATGATCTCCTGCAGCCGAGCGATCAGTTTTCTACGGATCTCCTCCACCGTTAGACGTTCTGCGTGCTCGCTCATACCTGCCTCACTCTCTTCAGCCCGACGGTTCCCGCTAGGTTCTCGCGGACGAACGCCCACGACTCAGTCCGTACCCACGACGCGGTGAACAACCCTTCAGCGTGGACGGCGGCGTGGTGCTTGCAGAACAGCAGCTCGAACTGGCCGTTCTCCCAGCGCTCCATAGCCGCGGCAGAGCACGCGTCGCAACGATCGGTGAGCCGCAGCTCCCCGGGAGGCGTTGCGCCATCCTCCCGGGGAGGCGAAACCTGGTCTGGAGTGGTCATGCGAGCCGATCTTTCGCAGAACTGGACGCCTGAAGGGCTGCCCTCAACGCCTCCTCAGCTCGGTGCCTGAGCGATTTCACGGTCGCTGCGAGTTCCTCGGGCGGATACTCGTCGAGGAACATCTCTAGGCCAATCAGCCACATTGCCTCCCTGTGATCTAACTCGATGCTGACCTTCATGCCACGTCCTCTCGCTCTACGAACTCGACGTACACCTTCGCTGTCTCCAGATCGGTGTTCAGGATCTTGAACCAGAACGGGTTATCACCCCGCTCGAACTGGTACAAGTCGTACGACCCGTTGGTCTTCGCGACCAGCTGCCAGTTGTCCGAGTGGTGCATCGCCCCGTACTCGGTCTCGAACCACTCCCCGCTCACAGCCCCACCGCTTTCGTGATCAGGAACATCAGCGCAGCCCCGGCGACGATCGCTCCGACCGACAACGCCAGCTCGATGCTCAGCGGTAGGCCCGGGTTGCTCCGTCGGTACAGCTTGCGAAGCTCAGCCGGCGAGTACGACGCCGCGATGATCTGATTGAACGCTTTGAGCTCTGTCTCGTTCATCAGGAACCCACTTTCGCCAGGATTACCAGCGCGTCTGCCAGGCCGCTGGCCCGGCCCCCGCAGACTAGGCAGTCCTCTTTGTCGCCGCGGGCCGCGGCCGCTTCGCAGGATCGAAGCCACTTCACGCGCTCGTCGTTGATCAGGTCTATTGCATCGCTCAGGGTCATCGGGTCTCTCCTCGCTGCGCGAGCTCGGTAGCAGCGGCAGCTGCCTCGTCACGGTTCACCGAGGTGACCATGCGCTGAAGCTCCGGGGTCGACAGCGTGTCGAACCACGCGTGTGTGCCGGTCATAGAGGCACCCCGAATGCGTAGGCAGTTGTCCTGAGCCCCGCGTAGTATTCGAGGAAGTCCTCGGGTAGCTTGCTCGGGTCGACGTACGAGAAGCTCTCGCCGTCGTCATCGACGGTCACGATCGCGTCGTGCCGACGGATCGTCTCGTTGGCCCGCGCCAACTCGGCCAGAATCAGCTCCTGTCGCGAGCGTGTCCCGTGGGCGGTCATCGCGCACCTGGATCGTAACGGTGCGCATCGGGGTACTTCTGACCCGTTAGACGCTCCCATCGTTCAACGGACACCTCACCGCTCATACGGCAGTCGCTGCACTGCCCTGCGTTGCAGGTGAATCCTTTGATCGGCGCGGACCCTGCCCCACTCCCGTCGCAGGTGGGGCAGACCAGCATTTGTCGGATCATCGATCCCTCTCCTTCCGTTACGTGTCAAGCCGCGATGCGGCGGGTAGTGGTCTTAGATGTGTCGATCAGGTGTCGCCGGCCTCGCTCGTCGACGACCGTGAGCACGGTGCCCGCGGTGAACAGCACCCGTGCTGTCCAGCCAGCGGGCCCGCGCGATGCGATGTGGATGGTCATGCCGCCCGCCACCCGAACGAGGCTCGGATCTCGTTCATACCGACGATCCGGTCGAAGTCGTCCCGATCGATCCACCGCCAGGACTTGACGGTGTACTCAGACCCGTACGAGCGATCCGCGATCTTCCGTCCCAGCTCGATGTGGACCATTCTGTACTTCGCATCCTCGGGGTCGTCGTGCCGAGCAGCCATAGCGAACACGCTGGTCGCCGTAGTTCCCCAGTCGCCGTAGAGGGTGCCGGTGACATAGCCGTGGAGATCGGCCAGGTTGAAGCTCAGTCCCTGGGTGGGGTTGAGGGTGTCAGTAGCACTCATGGTGACCTCCTAAGGTTGGTTACGAATCAAGTCAGCGTGAGCAGCCGTGAATCGAACACGGTCAGCGCGGTGATGTCGGCTGAGCGATCCTGCCTGCTCGTGCCAGCTCGTCGTAGCCACGTGCTTCGGCTCAGAGCTGGACTTCAAAGTATGTTGTGGGCCGAGGCTCCGCATTACACGGGATTTGCATCAGGGTCAACGCGCGGATGGTGCCTTGGGCTCGCCTGAATCTTGCTGGCCTTTGTTTTGTTGTTGAGACCACTCTAACCCGAGGTTTGGTTACGAGTCAAGTGGGTATCCAAAAGAATTTGCGGGCTGATTCTCCACGAGGTAGCTCATCAAATGCTGGCCGATGAACTCGGTGTACGCCGGCGGAATCGACTCGCGCAGCTCATCCCGTGTCATCCAATCGATGCCCATCGCCTCCCGGGCCTGCGCCACGCCGGAGAAGTTCCCTACCACGTGCATAAACTCGCCAGGCCGAGGTGGTCGGCCCATCTTCGTGGTACGCGCGGTGTGCGGCCGGTGCTCAGGCTGATTGATCCGCGATCCCAGCTCCCAGTTCAGCTCGAACAACCGCGGACGGTAGGTACGCAGCCCCGGGAACATGCACCCGCACAGCTCGATCGGCAGGATCAGCGGAGCACCCGGCACGTTCTCGATCACCCACGGCTTACCGATCAGGTCGAACGCTGCCCGTGTCGCGGTGACGTAGTCGGGGTGATCGTTGCCCCGGATCTTCTGAGCGTTGGTGAACGCCTGGCAAGGGGGTGATGCGTGGAACGCGTCGAACTCCTGATGATGCTCCAGCAGGTACTTCAGCGCGTCCTCCTGGTGGAACTCGTAGGGGTAGTTCGGCTGCGGATCGATGTCCACGCCGACCACCTCGAAGCCGGCTCGGCGATACCCAGCACCGGCCCCGCCTGCTCCGGAGAAAAGGTCAAGGATTCTCATGCTCATCCTTTCGTTACGAGTCAAGTGGGTATCCAAAAGAATTTCCGGCGAGTTTCACCGCGTTCGCAGCGAGCAAAGCGCACGCGATACGCGCCGGGTATTTCGCCACGCCTGCGAACGCAGCGGCGTCCCCGTCAAGCGTTGTTTCCTGGCCCCTGACAGCCCCGGAGAACCGCGAGAGCACAGCGGGGACGTCATCGGCTGGTACGCCCTCAAGCGCCTCGGAGAGGGCGGATGCGGCGGCTTGGCTGATCGCGCAACCGGTGACCTCGTGAGTCATCCGAACGCCGCCAGCGGTCACGGTGAGGCGCACACGCGCCTCGTCACCGCATACCGAGCTGACAGCGAAACCCTCGGCGTCGAACACCTCGGCGAGGCCGTGGTTACGCGGGTTCTTGAAGTGATCCAGGATCACCTCTTGGTACAAGCTGCTCATGCTGCGCCCTCGTCGCCGAACGACTCCAGCAGCGAGGTATCTAGCTCAAGCTGCACAGGCTGGGCCGGGGCCTCGTCATCTACGAAGCAGCCGCAGCCGCCGATCTCGTCCTGCTCCACCTCACCGTTGCCCTGAACACGCTCACGGAACGCGCGCAGCGTCAGCGGCACCAGAGACACGCGCTTGGCACCCTCGGGCTGCTGCGCCATGTACGCGTCGATACCGTCTTTAGACCGGTCACGCAAGATCGCGACGTCTTTACCGAGGTGATCGCGCAGCTTCTGCTCCTCGCGCTCCCATACCGCGAACCGCTCCGGGTTCTGCTCCAGCAGCTTCTTGAACTGCCCCTGGCCCGCTCGAACACATCCGCCACCGCAGTTGTTGTGTGCGTAGCCCGCGGCGTACAACCGCGGAGGCTTCAACCCCTCGGACTCAGCCCACGCGATCATGTCTTGCTTGTCGAGGAACGGAGGCTCGGTCAGCGGAGCGTGCGCGACGTAAGGCAGGTACGCGGCCTGGATCGCCGGCAGACGATGCGTCTCGGTCCAATCGATGCCGACGTACACGTGCGCCGAACCGTTCGGGCAGTGCTCTTCGAGCCACGCACGCGAGGGACGCTGCTTCAGGAACTTCGAGCAGTTGGCTAGGCGCGTGTTCCCGAGGAACCGATCATCCCTGAACACCTCCCAGATGTTCCGCCCGTCCCGCACGACCACCAGCTCACCACCGACGTTCTCGGCGGCGTCTTCGATGAACCGGTAGGTGTCCTCGTCCTCCCCGATGTGCGGGTCAGTCGTGAACCCTTTGACGTCAGCGAACAGCAGCACCAGGTCATCGGTGCCGTGCTGTTCGGCGACGCGTTTCGCGGTAGCCCACGACCCGATGCCTCCCGAGAACATCACGACGTGCTTCATCCTCGTGTCTCCTTGTTGATCGGCCGCACCTGATCGGTGCGCGTAGCGGTCCAGTAGTGGATGCCGGGGATGTAGTAGGTGTGCGCACCTTCTACCGCGACGATGGTCACCGGCTGCCCGTCGACCACAGCGTGCGAGCCCGGGCTCACGACACGAACTCCGCGAGTGCAGCCACAGCGTCCCGCTTCGTACGGTGCAGCCCGAGGTCGAGATGGCACGGTGCGAACTCCGAGAGCGGAGACACCACCCACCACCAGCCGTCTTCGAACTCGGTGTCGGTCACCGAGTACTCATCCCCGTCGGGGACGGTGACGACGTACATCCCTGGCCGAACGCGGCGGCTGCGGAGCTGAGCCATGTCCTGATCCTCTCGTTACGCATCAAGGCTGAGTGACGACCGCGTAGCCCGCGATCACCGCGAGCATCACCGGGATGAAGCTGATGATGATGAGTGCTGCGGTCATGCCTCTAGTATGCACCAGCTGCGGTTACGAGTCAAGTCGAACCACCGACTGATTCCAGCCCGGACACGAAAGAACCCCTGACCCGAAGGCCAGGGGCTCAATCAGCTGGGTCGATCAGCGGAGGCTGTCGATGTGGATGCAGCCGACCTTGTCGGGGCCGAACTCGGGGCTGAACCCGAGCACCTCATCCTCATTGCACGGGAACGAGGACTGATCGAACGAGATCGGATCAGCCGAAGCGATCCACGTCGGAGTCGCGATGACAGCCGGAGCTGCGATGAGGAAGAAGCCGGCCGCGATACGCTTGGTGATGGACATGACGTTCCTTTCGTCGGTGTGTTCCGTGTAAAGGCAACGCTACACCACCACCGTGGTTACGTGTCAAGCCCGAGTTCTGCACACGGGGGTACCGCATATACAGGGGTGCTGTGCACAGGGGCCTGGGTGTGGGTAGCAGGGGGGTAGGCAGGGTGGGGGTGTGGGTGTGCAGCTGGGTGTGCACGTGCCGGGGCCGGGTAGGCAGGGTGCGGGGTACGGGCAGGGCAGGCGTGTGCCGCGGGCAGCTGGCAGGCAGGGCTGTGCGTGTGCGGCTGCGGATGGGCACGCTGTGCCGGCTGTGCAGCGGCGGGTACGCCGCGGTGTACACGCACCCCTACGGGGGCACCCCTACCCCCCGCGTGTTGACCGGATGGTAA